CGCAGCACCTGCAGCGCCCGTGGATCCAGTAACACCCGCAGCTCCCGCAGCTCCCGTGGCACCAGTTGCTCCCGCAGCTCCCGTGGCACCAGTAGCTCCATCCGGTCCAGTGGCGCCAGTAACACCGGCAGCCCCTGCGGCGCCAGTGGCGCCGGTTTCGCCCGCAGCTCCCGTGGCGCCGGCAGCCCCTGCGGCGCCAGTGGCGCCCGTTTCGCCCGCAGCTCCCGTGGCACCGGTAGCTCCTGCGGCCCCAGTTGCGCCTGTAGCTCCTGTAATTCCTGCAGCTCCTGTAGCTCCTGTAGCTCCTGCATCCCCTGCAGCTCCCGTTGCACCAGTAGCGCCCGCAGCACCCGTGGCACCCGTGGCGCCTGCAGGCCCGGTTTCGCCCGTGGCGCCGCTGGGTGGGCCCGGGGGTCCCGTGGCACCAGTGGGTCCCTCCGGCCCAGTCTCCCCTGCTGGGCCCGTGGCCCCCGTGGCACCCGAGCCACCGCCCCCGCCACCGCCAAGAAGCAAGATGGTGGTTAGGGCCCGTGAAGGGTTGGACCCCTGCACCGACAGCCCCACAGTAACGGGGTTCGTGGTAGTGCCGTTGGTCACCGCGAGCCCGATTTGCAGGGTTACGTTGGTGTCCGTGAATGTGTACCCCGTGGGCACCACCAGCGGCACTTGCAGCTGCACCAAGGTAGCGCCAGAGGGAATGACAAAAGGCGCAGACGTGCCCAGAATAGGAAGCGGGGGCCCGCCCTGTATACTGGCTTCCAACACGCCCGTCACCGTGCCGGTGGTGTACGGGGTGCACTGGGTCAGCAGCGTAATGGCCCACGTGCCGGCGGTCACCGCGTACATGGGCAGTGTGGAGGACGAGGTAAAGCTGTACCCGCTGTCGGTGTTCGCGGGGATGGGAGGGGTAGACATGATGACGGCCGTTGGCTTGGGGGTCTGCACCAGAAACCCGGACACATCCAGGGTTCGGGCATCCACCTCCTCCGTGTCGTCAAATAGAAAAAGGGCGTCGCCTCCCGGTTGCCCAGGAGGCCCAGGGGGCCCACGCGGCCCGCGGGGCCCCTGCACACCCTGCGTGCCGCAATCCGTGCGGCACAAACTTGGTGGCGGGTGGCAACTTCTCATGGCGTTGTTTCCGCAATGCTTGTATGGCTTTTGCCAACAAAAAACGGGGTCGTGCGACCCAGACCCAAACTAAACCTTGGTGGGCGCAGACCGCGTTCCCAACTTTTTGTCATGCGTTGTCAAGGGGACCCAGTGGGCAGGTGCAACACAACTCGTGTTGCACCTGCCCGCGCAAAAACGCCTTGCGGCACGGGCCTGTGCGACCCAAACCGGCACCTCGTTTTTTCAGATCAATCCAATAGACAAAGGCCCGTTTTGTCTCTGCAAATGTCCAGCAACCTTGCCGTAGTTATGCCGTCAAATCCGTCTACGCCGTCCACACCGTCCACACCGTCCACGGTGGACACGGCCGAGTTTGTGGAGCCCATGCTGCGGCCCGTGTCCGGGCGGTTTGTGCTGTTCCCCATTCAGGACCACGGCGCGTACGGGTTTTACAAAAAGGCCACCGCGTCGCTGTGGATTGCGGAGGAGGTAGATCTTAGCAACGACATGCGGGACTGGGAGCTGCTAACTGACCCCGAGCGCTTGTTTTTGAGCACGGTGTTGGCGTTTTTTGCAGCGGCAGACGGCATTGTCAATGAAAACTTGGCCGCCAACTTCTACGCCGAGGTGCAGGGCGCCGAGGCCCGCGCGTTTTACGCCATTCAAATTGCCATTGAAGCCATTCACGCCGAGATGTACTCCTTGTTGATTGACACCTACATTACCGACCCCGAGGGCAAGGCTGCGCTGTTTGACGCGGTGACCACCATGCCGTGTGTGGCCACCAAGGCGGAATGGGCGCTGTCGTGGACCAACCCCGACCACGCGTCGTTTGCGGAGCGCTTGGTGGCGTTTGCGTGCGTGGAGGGCATTTTTTTCTCGGGGTCGTTTTGCGCCATTTTTTGGATGAAGAAGCGCGGCAAGCTGCCGGGGCTGTGTTTTTCCAACGAGTTGATTTCCCGCGACGAGGGCCTGCACTGCGACTTTGCGTGCTACCTGTACAACTCCCTGGAGCGCAAGCTGGAGCCGGCGCGGGTGCACGCCATTGTGACCAGCGCCGTGGATGCGGAAAAGGCGTTTGTCAGGGACGCGCTGCCCAGCGGGCTCATTGGCATGAACGCGGAGCTGATGTCCAAGTACATTGAGTTTGTGGCGGACCGGCTGCTGGTGGCGCTGGGGGTGCCCGCTGTGTACGGCACCCCTAACCCCTTTGACTGGATGGAGCTAATCAGTCTGGAGGGAAAAACCAACTTTTTCGAGAAGCGGGTGGGGGAGTACTCGCGCGCGGGGTCTGCTGGCGGCGGTGCGACGTCGCTGCCCGGCTCCGCGGCTCCCTCGGCGCCCGCGTCAACCACCGCCACGCCGCAAAAAGCCCAGGCAGCCCAGGCGGCTCAGGCTGCGTTCTGTTCCTCAGACTTTTAGGGTGCAGGGCGGGGCGCAATGCACCGTTTGATTTTGTATCGCAATTTGATCGTGCATTTCAATTTTGGACACGTATGTTGGGGTGGGCTCGTGATGTAGTGGAGACGGTACTTTTTTTCTTACGCTTTAAAAAAAACATGGTTTGTGGCGAGACACACGCGTCGCCGAGAGACTTCGTCCGCAATAATTGCGCTTGCCAGAATGGCAATCAAAGGGAGGGGAGCCGCGGCACCATGTTGCACTGTGACGGTCCCCACGTAGTGGGGTGGTCGGTGGTGGTGTGGGGTTTCCTGCTGTGGAACATGCTGCAAATGCTGGTGCCGGTAGCCCGGGCAGCCGTGTTTTGCGGCATGCTGTTCTGCGAGGGGTGCAAATGCAGGAGAAGGCGCCAGCCCACCTACGGGTATGACCACGACTACCACGACTACGATTTCGACCACGACCACGACTACCATGTCCAAAACGACCGCAACAACGGCCGTGGCTCTTTGTACGCAAGAATGCCTTTGTCAACGGCCGCACCCCGTGTGCCGCCCCGTGTGCCGCCAGCACATACGTCACCAGCACATGTTCCCGTGGGAAAGTGCTTGATCTGTTTCCAAGACCCCGCAGAGGACCCCGTGTGGTGCAAGCACTGCTCGGTGCAACGAGAGGAGGGCCGCGCTTGCTGCCGGCGCTGCTTGTGGGCGTGGACCCGAACGGGATCACCCACCTGCCCACTGTGCCGCAGCTACACGCACTGAAAAACTGGACGGCGGCAAAAAGTGAAAAGACACAGACGGCGGCAAAAGTGAAAAGAACTGCACGGCGGCAAAAGTAAAAAAAAAACTGCACGGCGGCAAAAGTGAAAAGATACAGACGGCGGCAAAAGTGAAAAGAACTGCACGGCGGCAACAAATGAAAAGAACTGCACGGCGGCAAAAGTGAAAATAACTGCACGGCGGCAAAAGTGAAAAAGGATACAGACGGGGTGCATTGGTCCAGCCAGGGTTCATTCATTACGCCTTGGCTGTCGGGGCCGTCGGAACGGTCGGGGCGGTCGGAACCGCCGCTGAGGCCGTAGGGGCTGCCGGCGCCGTGCGCTTGGGCAGCTCGATCTCCGTTCTGGCGCCGCCGCCGCCTCTTGATTTCAAAATGTTCACGGCGCGCACCTTCAAGATCGGGCAGCTGATGACAAACGCCGCCACGGCAATCAGCAGCGCCGCGCCGCACAGCACCAGCGTCAGCTGCAGCGGCTCCTTCCAAATGGGAGTGGGGTAGGTCGTGGGTAACGGGTCCGGCGGCACCAGCTCGGAAATGGCACTGACGCTGCATCGCACATTGGCGTCCAGCTGGTTCAACAGGTTAATGCGGTCGCTTTTGCAGTACAGCAACTGCAGCTGGGGCAGGGACACCGCCTGGGCCGCAATCACGCTTTCGCTGCACCGCGTGGAAATGTACTGCGCCATGGCCTTTACCGCCGGCGAGGCGTTGGAGGGCAGCCCCGGCGGGTTTGCGAAATTGGCAGTCAGGGCCACCATGCTGGCCGCCACGTCGTCGGGAATGGCGGTCTGCCCAGCGGCGGCCAGGACCGCGGCCACCACCTCTTGCGGCGAGCACGTGTAGGTGTTTACGCTGCCAGAGTTGTCGCACGTCAAGTCGGCGTTGCAGCGCTTAATGGTAATGTCGCTCATGTCGCACACCATGATGGTGGAGGTTTGGGCGTTGCATGTGGCCTTGACCTGCGTCAGGAAATTGCCCGTAAGGGCCTCATTGATGTCTGTGGCTGACGCCATGCCGTCGCCAGCGACGTCGTGCTACGCGATCGGCCCACGCGGTTGTCCCACGCAGACGCCCAAGTTAAAAAGCCAATGCATACATTTTTCCCTGGTGGTTCTCAGCTTGACGTGTGCCACCCTTTTACTGCAGGCGGGTGGCGGTCGAGGCGGCGGCCGCGGCGATGGCCGCGCTAAAGGCCGCGGCGGAAATGGGCGGCACCCGGGACACCATGGTGGGCGGGAACAGGTAGTTCATGACGCTGCTGGCGGACTTGCGCTGGGACGCGATGGGGGCGCCGCCGTACGCGGCCGGCACCGGCACCACCGGCTCCCCGGCTTGCAGGGCCGCCTCCATGAGCATGGGCCCGATGGACGCGGGCAGCCCCGCGTTGATGACGGTTTGCGCGGCGCGGATGGCCTCCGGGGTGCCGGGCGCGGGGGCGGTGGCGCCGGCGCCTTTCAGCGTGGACCCCGCCGCGGCCAGCGCGCCGGACACGGCGTTGGGGGTCACGCCGCCCTGGGTGCCCTGGAACACGGAGCTGGCGGCGGTGGCGGCGGTGAACTGCTGCGGCGTGTACACCACGCCCCCGGCGTTGCTGGGGGTCCGGAAGTACGCGTCGTTGACGTTCAGGGTCTCAATGGCGGGGTACGTGGCCGGGTGCACAATGTAGGGCAGACCCGAGGTGCGCAGGCGCGAGGATGCCATTTCAAGGGAACGGTGGGCTCAAGCTGCTGGGCGCGCGGCCTTTACGGGATCCCCGCCACAGGTTTTTCCAGGCCAGTGACCCAACCCCAAAAATGTGGGCACCACCCATTAACCACCCCCAAGTCCAGGCAGGACCCCTTTCCCGCACCCAACTCCTTTTCGTTTTCCCATGTGCAACTGTGGCGGAGGCGGAAACACGCGGCGCGCAGCCCTGCGCCGCAACCAGCTGGCCAGCCGAGTGGCGGCGCAAACCACCACGATGGTGGGCACCGCCCGGGTGGCGGCCGCCCTGCCCGTGGGCGTGCCCGTAACCCGTGCGGCTGTCACGCGGGCGGCAGTGGCGGCGCGGCCAGCAGTCCCCCGTGCGGTAACATTGCGGCCAGCGCCAGCAGTTTCCCACGCGGCCGCTGTTGTGTCCCGTGCGCCTGCCGTGTCCCGTATGCCCGCCGTGTCCCGCACGCCCGCACCCGCTGTTCCCCGCGTCTCTGCCCTGCCACGTGTGCCTGCCGGCGCACTGACCGCCGTACGCGCCAAGCGCCGGTTTGGTCTGTAATGCACAGTTTGTCAACAAGTTGTTGCATTGAGTTGCCGACTTACCGTGTCCACTGATTTATGTGCCTACCCTTGGTTTCAAGTGTTTGCATTACCGGTATTCCACGGCTTCCAAGGGCACATAATTCAGTGGCAAGGGTACATGTTTTTTCCTTCACAGCGCAGCAGCGCAACCGCCAAACAGCAAAGAGTTTGCGCAGGGCATGCACACGCAGGACGCGAGGGACGTCCTTCCTACACACACCCGCGTGCTGCATTTGCTGCAGCATGAAAACTCTAGAGCGCTTGAAGGAACCGCTGCGGGTGCAGGTGCGGGTGCCGGCACGGCCAGAGTTGGCGCAAGTGCCGGCGCAGAAGTCGATGTAGGTGCCGGCGCAGCCACTGGTAACGGCGCAGCCACTTGTACCGGCGCAGGGCCCGTGGCTCCCGTGGCTACCGTGGCTACCGTCGCGTTTGCCGGCTCCTTAAACTCGTTTGCCTCGGCCGGCTCCGTCGCCATTGCCATGAGCTGGGCGCCATACTTTTGCATCGTCTTGAGCTGGGCACCATATTTTTGAATTGTCTCCGTGGGCGTTAAGCCCGCGACATTGCCAAAAATGGGCGGTCTGGCAGCAGGCGCAAAGGAGGTGTCGTCAAAGGCCCAGCCGGCGTGGGGTTTGTTTGCCGACGGCAGCGGTGCCTGTTTGATTTCGGCCTCGTACGCCGCCATTTGGCTGCGGCCGGCCGCGGCGCTGCTGTCCTCCTCCCGGGCAATCAGGGCTTCCGCCACCACCTCGCTCCACAGCTTGCCATGGCGCCGGGGCACAGACGCCGACGGGTGGTTGGGCGGGCAGTCCACGTGGCCCGCGAAAATTACACCCGCGGATGCCGCGCCGCCCAGGCCGGGACCGCCGCCCAGCCCAGGACCGCCTTGCGTCAGGGTGATCCGAGGCTGGGTGAGCGGGACGAACGTGGCAGACGGGGCAGATGGGGCAGACGGGGCAGACGCGGCTACCGAGGCGACCGAGACGGACGCAGGAGACGCGACGGACTGAACGATCAAGGCGGACTCCATTGGAAAAAGGGGCGAGGCCGGGGCCGGGTACTTGCCACTTGTTTGGTCAAGGGTCATGCATTTTCAAAACGCGTGGCAGCCACCGCACGCGGCGCGCGGCAAACGGCAGACTTTTGTTTGGAACTTGCACTTACTCGCAGGCCGCGCAGGTCAGGGTACCGGTGGCAAAGCACGGCAGCGGGGTGGCGCCGCAGCACCACGGCACCGGTGTGGTGCCGGCCAGCGCAATGCCCTTGGCCCGCCACATGGACTTGGGCACCGGCACGCACGCCCGGCCGGTTTGCGGCACCGGCAGCACCGCGGGCCCGTCTGGCCAGGGCCCCGCCGGCATGGACACGCCCGCCACCAGGGTGGACGGCAGGGGCGCGCCTGCGGGCCGGGCGCAGGTGTACAGCGCGGTAACGTACTGCACCTGGTGCGGCTCGGTGGCCCAGATTCCGGTGGCCGTCAGCAGGCACGGGTGTGCCGAAAACACAGTAAAGTCGGTTAAATCCAGGTCCGGGCCCGCGTAGGCCTCCAGGAACGGCGCACGCACCACGGTGCCCACGTTCACGCCGGGCAGCACGCCGCCAACCACGCCCAGGTTGGTGAAGCTAAGCACCGCGCCGGGGCACACGTCCGCGGTGGCCGGCGCGTACCACAGCCAGTACGGCACCGGGACGCTGCCGTTGCCGGCCGGCAACTGGGCGGACAGGGCCAGCAGCGTGCCCGCGGCGATGGTGGTGGTCACCACAAACGCCACCTGGGCGGTCCACGCGTCGTGAACAACATGGGGCTTCACCGCCAGCGGGATGAGCATGCCCGGGGTGCCCGCCACGTACATGTACGACTCGGCCACAGACACAGTGTCCTCGTAGTCCACGACGTCAAACGCGGTCCACGCGCCGTACTTGATCCACTGCCACGCCGCGCTCCACCGCTCCGGGTACCCAATGGCCTCGCTGGCCATGAGGCTGACGCTAACGGCCTCGGGCGCCGGGTCGTTTTCCAAGCCGTCGGGCACAATGGCAAACGCGCACGGCAGCACACAAGGCGACGGCAAGATTGCGGAGGTGCTGCTGGCGATGGCCGACAGGCCCACCATGGAGGTGCACGACCGGTTGCAGGCACTCACGCCGCTGCGGGCCAGCGTGTACAGGAACACGTTGTAGGGCCCCACCAGCTCCACGGGCGTGAATGTGGCGGTGCAGGACGCAATCAGCAGCGTGTCCACGTCGTACGGGCCCTCGGTGGAGCAGCTGTACCGCAGGCGGTTCAGCGCCATGCCGGTCGTGGACGGGTGCCACACCACCCGCACAAAGTCTCCGGGCAGGCAGTCGTACAGCGTCACAAACACCAGGGACACGTTGGTGGGCGCCAGGAAGGTGGCGTCGTGGGGGTAAAACCGAAACCCCAGCGCGGTGCCGGCCGGGATGGGCACCGTGACCAAGGCATCGATCACGGGCGCACCCGCCGCCGGCGCGTCGTACTGCAAAATTAGGGACACGGGCAGCAGCGCACCGGGCCCCACGGTGCAAGGCCCGCACAGGTTTGACGTCGTCGTCGACATGTCACTCGGTAATAAAAGCGGCGCGGACGGGCTTGCCGGTATCCACACAGGTTTTTCCCGTACGGTGAACCGGCGGCCCGCGCTGTGGTCAACAGCGCCCAACCACAAAACGCCACGCCACCACAACTAAACCCGCACGGACGGGCCACCGTTCCGCATTGAGTTCCCACCCCGGTTACACCGTTTCCCGCGCCATGGACTCCTCCACTGCCATCATGCCTCTGCTGCAATCGCTGGCCTCCATAGCGGTGCAAAACCTGCCGGACCGCATGGGATCCAGCGCGCTGGAAATCCCCCACCTGTGCTCCAGCTTCACCAAAAGCCTGGTGGAGTTCCTGGAGTACCAGCAAAGCTGCTTTTCGCACAACCGGTCCCTGGCCACGGAGCTGGAGCGCGTGCGAACCATACGGGGCAACCTCGCCGCAGAGAAGGTGTTGACCCAGCAGTGGCACCGGGACTTGATATACAAAGCGGACGGCACACGACGGCCCGTGAACCTTGCCCAGGCCCTGCGGGAGCGCATGATTGGCACCGTGGTGAAGTCCGACCACCGGGTCCTGCACGCCATCAAGGCCAAGCACATGTACCTGCACCCGGAGGTCACCCAGGAGGACAAGGACAGTTTTGTGCGGCGCCTGAAGCACCTAAACGCCCTGGCGCTCATGAACAGCGTGGTGCCGGACGGCATGTTTGAGTACATGCAGGTCATGGCGGCGCGGTTGGTGACGCCCGGCATGCCCCTCACGGCCGACACCATGGCGGCGGTCATGCAGGGGTTCATGTCCTCCGACCCGGACATGCTGCTGGCGTGGACCACCAAGCTGACCAACAGCCTGGACGGCCCGGACGGCGTGGAGGTCATTCAGGGCTTCTTGGACATGCCCAGCCTGGCGGCTTTTTTGCAGAGCATGGGCATGGAGGGAGCCCCCGGGCTGGCAAGCGCCCTGGTGGGGGCCCTGCAGACGGTAAAGGCCAGCGTGGCCGGCGCCACCCCCGAGCATTTGAAGTCCGCCATGGCCTCCATGGACATTGGCAGCCACACCAAAGAGTTTTTGCACAGCGCGGGGGTGCGAAGCTCTGGCAGCGACAGCGGCGGCGGCGGCGGCGGCGGAGGCGGCAGTGGCTCTGCCGCTCACGGCTACACGGAAACCAAGGGCAGTGATTGAGCCATTGAACAATGGAAACACGGGCACATACCGTGTCCACTGATTTATGTGCCCACCCTGAGTTTCAAGTGTTTGCGACATTCAGTGGCTTAAAACGCGGTTGGCATGCAAGTTCCACACGTTTGGCCATGGGCACATAATTCAGTGGCAAGGGTAAACCAGTGCACACCAGCATTCCACGGTTCCAACCCGTAAAATGCAACCCTTGTTTATCACACGCTTGGCACAGTTTCCTTTCATTGCACAGGCCCGCCGATTGCGGCGCTGGCGTCGGTGGCACCCGCGTTGGCCACTGCAAGCACTTGGCTCATGGCCGGCAGCGCGTGCTGCGCGGACAGAAACCCCAGCACCCGCTCTCGCAGATGGCGCTCCACCATCAAATGGGCTGCGGGCGCAGCCAGAGCCGTCACCGTCACGGTGTAGCCCTTGTGGTTGCTGGCCACAATGCCCTTTAACACTGGTGGCTGCAGCACTTGGTTGCGCAGGGTTTCGTCCAGGGCCACCGTCTCCAGGAACTGGGCCAGCTTGGGCCGCAGCGTCGCGGGGTTCACGTCGTGAGACACCATAAACTCCACGGTGGCGCGCTGGGGCTGCTGCGAAAAGTTGGTCACCATAATGATGTTGCCGTTGGGGATAAAGGTGCGCGCGCCCTGCATGTCCTCCAGGGTGGTGGTGGTCAGGGTGAACCCCCGCACGATGCCCTTGGTGAAGGAGTTGGCCCGGCCGCCGTGCACGTCGCCGCCGCCGCCACCCAGGCCGCCGCCCGACGGCAGGGTGCCCGTCACGTCCAGAGCCACGTAATCGCCCAGGGACAGCCGGTCCGCGCTCAGCAGGGTCAGCCCCGCAATGAAGCTCTTGATAAGGCTTTGGGCCCCCAGGCCAATGACCAAACTCAGCACCCCTGCCGACAGCAGCAGGCCGCGGGCGTCCACCCCCGCCAGCCCCAGCACCACAAACACCAGCACGATGGCCACCCCAAAGTTCAGCGCGGACTTGATGCCCACCAGCAGGGTGTTTAGGCGGGCCACGGCGCGGCAGTCCTCGGGCGTTACGCAGTTCATGGGGCGCGGCACCATGAGCAGGTTCACCAGCGTCAGCACCACCGCGCCCGCCGCCAGGGCCATCAGCACACTGCCCACGCGCCACACCACAGGGTTGGACGTCCACTTGGGGCCCTTGTAGGCGGTGTAGGGCCCGCCGCCGGGCCCGCCGCTGCCGCTGCTGCCGTCTGCGTTTGGCCCCAGGGATCCGCCCGCACCTCCCGGCCCCAGCGTTCCAAATTGACCACCAATGGCCCCAAACACGGACATGGCAGATTGGCAGGTGCTGTTGTTTGGACAGGGCAGCAAAAATTATGGGGCGCAGCAGTCACCGGGGGCCGTACCAAAGTGGCAGGATACCGGGCACTCTTAAGAACACACCGCCACCGCCGTGGTTGCCGTATGATGGGGCTTTTTTCGCGGTTGTCACTCCATGGCGTAGGCGTCGTCAAACGTTTCCCCGGTGCCAGAGGTCCCCCCACCTCCCGCACCCGATCCCGCACCCCCGCTGCCGGCGTCGCCGCCGCCGTCACTGTCGCCCTCTTCCTCCCTTGACGGGGGTGGAACATCCGGAAAATTGGCGTCAAAAGGCAGCGGAATGCCGTGTGCAAGCTGCACATAAATGGCGTCGCTCAGCGGGGGCACCGCTTCGAACGCTTGGCGAACCGTCATTTCGGCGGCAAGTTGCTTCCCAAACACGGTTTTGACGGTGGCAACGCCGTTTTGCGCCGGAAAAGGGCTCCGACCCTCGCTGGGTTTGAAGGTTTCGTACAGCAACGTTGCAAAAGGCACTTCCTTCATAAAGTTCCTGACCGCCAGCACCCCGGTGAACACCTGGCCCTCGGTGCAGGCAACGACGACCCGGAACCGGAACCCACGCGACGCATCCACCAAACAAGGGGGCGCGACAAACACCTCGGGCCTTCCAAGAACGTTGGGAAATGGCGCGCTGGGCGCTCTGCGGAACAGCTCCCCCTGCAGCAGCGTGTCAGTGTGCCGCAACTCCATGCACACTGGCCGGGAAGTGGCAGATCCGGCGTTGCCATTGCTCAAGGCCGCCTGCACGGCTTCCGCAACCAGGTTTGGAAACGTTCGTGCGCGATTGAGGTTGGCGACTTTTGTTCGACGGTCATGCACTGCCGACGGCGACGTGGGCGCTTTCGCGGCCCCGGGTTGGGCTTTAAACATGGCTTGTCTGCGCCCCAGGGGAGATACCTTGTCACGTGCGGCCGCAGGGGCCCTGACTAAAAATCTTGAAGATGAACGGTCGCGTTTGGCTTGCGCGTACGCGTCCCTGCGAGCGTGTATGTCGTTTTTAACGTTCCGGTCATACGACGCCGCACGGAACTTGGTCTTGTAGGTGGCCCTTCGCCTTGCAAGGTCCGCCATGTGCACCGGTTGTTGTCTTGCGTTCATGTGCAACGGTATTTTCTTCGGGAAGGGTTGTAATTACAGCCTTTCAGTGCAACGGCTTTCAGCGCGGTTGGGCATGGGCACATACCCTTGCCACTGAATGGTAACCGCGTTGTTAAGGTGGGCACATAAATCAGTGAACACGGCAACTCAGTGGCAAAGGCATACATTATTCCATCGTGCCGTCTGCAAACGTTGGCGGGGACACGCGTCGCACCATGACAAAGTTTTCGTCCGGACGAGCCGGAAACGGCATGCCGTGTTTCAGCTGCACGTAAATGGCATCATCAATAAGCTGCACAAAGTTTGAAGCTTCTTCAACCGTCAAGGCAGGATGCAGCGCGTCCGCAAACGTCGTTTCGATGGCCACAACGGGGTTTGAGTCTGGGAAAGGGCTTCTTCCACTGCTGCTCCCAACAAATGCCTCAAACACCACCGCGCCAAAAGGGGCTTGAGCCAACTTGCGGTCCACCCTCATGTATCCTTTAAACACGTGATCTTCCGTGCACGAAATCACAACGTTTAAAGTAAATGGGTTCAGCTGGAAATCAAAGGGGCAAGGCAAAGGAAGCAGCGCACTGGGTGCGGCCAGCACGTCCACAGATGGATCAATGGCTTTAATACTGGTGCCCCTTCGATGTAGCATTCCGCTCAGCATCGCGCCGTCCAATCCTAAAGACATGCATATTGCTTGGTACGCAGTATGTCCCTTTCCTTTGGTTGTCTTTACGAGCAAGTGAGACCGCCGCCGAAATGTCTCAACTTGAAATCTGGGAAGGACTGGGTCGGTGCCCGGCGCCAAGGGGGGCACTTGCCGAAACTCAAATTCGGCGGGGGCTGGAGCTGGAACTGCGATTGTGGCCGAACCCGATCGGCCGCGTTTGGCCTGCGCGTACGCGTTCCTGCGGCCGTGTATGTCGTCGTATTTGGCGTCCCGGCCAGCCGACGCCGCACGGAACTTTGTTTTGTAGGTAGCCCTCCGCCTGCCGAGGTCCGCCATGAGGGCTTTAGATACTGAGGATACCGGGATTTTTTGGGGTCCCCGCTGCTAAATGGCGCCGTCCTGCCGCGCGAAAGACTCTGGTGCATTTAGCAGCAATACGCAGTTTGCTTGTTTTGCATGGCCTCTGTTGCAGCCCCAAGTGCGGCTGGGCCGTCTGGGCCGCCAGACTCGTCCGGGTCGTCAGACTCGTCCGGATACGTGGGTGTGCGCATGCTGCATTTGTCCTTTGGGTTTTTCGACGACGTGATGCCCAAGAAAATGGCGGCCCACGTGGAGGCGTTGCGGGTGGCCAACCCCGACTTTGAGGTGCGGATATGGGGCCCTGCGGACAGCCGCGCGGTGGTGGCCGCGGTGGTGCCCCACAAGATGCCGCTGTACGACGGCTACCCGTGGGCCATCCAGCGGTCGGACATGTCCCGGTACGCAATCCTGTACGCCCACGGCGGCATGTACGCGGACCTGGACTACAACTTTAACGCGCCGCTGGCCGAGGTGCTGGCTGCAGCCCACGGGGACACGAGCCAAAGTACGAGCCAAAGTACAGCTGGCGACGGCAGCGGACAAGCTCACACGGCTGGGCCGTCGGCGTTTGTCAACGAAACCCCCAACGCCACCATCTTTCGACGGCGGGCGTCCAACTCGTTCATGGGCTCCCGGTGGCCCGGCCACCCCTTTTGGCTGACGGTGCTGAACGCCACCACCCGCGGCGCCGGGTTGTCCCGCCACGCCAAGGTGCTGTCGGCCGCGGGTCCCCAGGCCGTGGACCGGGCACTGGTCATCTGGCGCCGCACCGTCGGCCGCACCCCGCTGGGCGCCGCCAACCCGGTGCGCATGGTGCCCAAGGCCGTGTTCAACCCCTGCAGCATCTGCGACCGCAACGCGCTGACCACGTCCGCGCGGCCGGGCGTAATGGCAGTCCACGCCAACGGCGGCACGTGGAACACGCCCCTGTCCCGGTGCTACAACACCCTGGCCTGCGAGTGGCCGTGGGCAGTGACGGTGGCCGTGGTGTTTATTGCATTTGTGGTTGCGCTGGTGTTTGCAGTGAGAAAGCAACCGACAAAAGCAAAAGCCGGGGCCGCTGCCAAGTTCATATGAAACCATCGCGCGGCGTCGTAAATTATGTTGGCAAAAGGCACAAAACCTGAACGTGCACAATCCGGTCTGCTTGTCCATGGAGCCAGAGAAAGCCGTGCTGCAGTTTGCTGTGTTCTTTCGCGAGGACGTTGGTGACCTTCCCCAACTCATATCCCATGCCAAAGTACAGGTCGATGCATACACGACTTGGGAAAACGTTTCAACAATGTTGGCTCCACAACTGCCATCTTCAACCTTTATTGTTGGCTACAAACCCAACATGGGCTTAAATTCTGCAGGTTTGGACCCAGACATAAGTACGTTTGCACGGGGTCTGGCTATAAAAGCGGAAAAAAAAAATAGTTTGCCTTTTGCCATTGCAACGTTGGTGGACGGAGTCCATTTCAAAGATTATATGGAGCACATCGTGGTGGTGGAACCATTGAATAAGGACACATATGTGCCCGCAAACAATGTGTCCGTCACGCTAGTGCCGCGTGGAGGCCATTTTGTACCAGGGTACACGCCCACAATGATTGTTAAAAAAACCACTAAAGCCTCAAAAGTATGGTTTTACATTGACATACTCGTCCCAGGAACAGTGGAGTTGCTGTACAAAGAGCAGATATTCACTGCGCCGGTCACGATTGTGCGCGGCCAAGACCTTCCAAGTGCTCTTAAAGAAGGAAAAGCACGGAAGGACGCAGTAGCGGTGGTACCCAACGTTGAAGTTAAAGTCACCACGATGCGGTATTCTTTGGGAGGCCGGAGTCTAGGATTAACAAAACGGCCCAAATCAAAAGGGCGGTCCAAGTCCCGTTCCCGCGGCAATCGAAGCGGCAGTCGACGCCGCAGCCGCAGCCGTGGCAGTCGAGCTCGTGTACGACGTAGTTGACCACAATGCACGACCACTTTCATTTCAAACAATTGCTTTGCTACACGGCAACAACAAAGGTGGCACCCGGCATGCCAGGGACAACCGACGCGCTAGTGGTAGTCGTTGTAGCTGCAGCTGCGGCCGACGACGCCTTGCCTTCGCCGCTAAGTATGAAAAGACACACCGGTGCCACCGCGACAATCAAAGCCAGGCCCGCAAACGCCACACTCATGCTGCCGTTCACAACAATTACTACCCACAAAAACTCGCCGTCGTAGTCGCTGCAAGCCGCGCTGTGCGTAACCACAAGTCCGGCAACGCCCGGACCCACCATCAGCGCAATAAGGAACAGCAGTGCACAGCACTTTCCGCCGGTGTTCAAAGACGCGACCAGCAACCCAATGCAGCAAGCACACACGCCACATGTGCCGTACAGCACGGCAAACGTGATGGCCATGACGGTCATGTCGTGCTAACACGTGGGCGCTCCGCTGAGCTTGCCCTCCAGTGCCGCGGCCACAATCAGCAATATAACGTTCATCGAGGACAAAGTGGCGCCGCAGGAGCTTGTGCCAGAGTCGGAGGTCTCGCGTGCCATACTCAGTCAAGAGCCAGGAGAAGGGTTGTGGGTGAGGCAAAGCCCGCAGATATAATTCTGTGCTTTTCATACCCAAGGCCAAGTCCAGGCTGCCAAGAAATCCAAATGGTGGGCGTGTCGCTGACGGCCACGCGCATGGTGTATGACGGTTCCAGCAGTGACGGGTCTGCCAAAACCTTAAGAACCCCCGACACGTCCCTGGCGGTGGTGCTGTTGCCGGGGCTGGGGGCCAACGCGCTGGCGTTTTTGCCGGTGTTTGTGGCGGCCGTGGGTGCGGCAGCGAATGCGGCATGGGTGCTGGCGGTGACCTACGCCACGCCGTTTGGGCCCACGCTGGCCGACACGGCCCGCCAAGTGTGGCAAGCGCTGGCGGCAGCAACCTCTCCGGCAACCGCACCTGCGCTGGCAGGCATTACGCGGGTGCTGCTGGTGGGGTACTCTATGGGCGGCATGGTGGCGGCCCACATGGTGGCGGGGCAGCCGCTAAACAGCAGCACCGCGCGGTGCCCCGCGCTGGCTGGCGTGGTGTATTTGAGCACGGGCACTCCGGCCAACGACGCACTGCCGGTGCCCACGGGCGAGCTTATGCAGGCCGCAATGCGCGGCCGAGGCACCCCCGGCGGCGGTCCTGGCGGTCCCGGCGGTCCCGACGGCCCCGACGGCCCCACTGCAGCGGCGGTGCGTGGCAGTGCAAGGCTGCGCACCATGTTTCCGGGACCGTGGCTGCGTGCCGCACCCCGGGCCACGGTGCTGGACATGACCGCCGCGTTGGCGTCGGGCAAGGTGGAGCCCGCCACGCGCGCCGCTCAGCTGTCCACCATTGCGTTGTATTTGTTGGGGGGCGGCCCGGGCAGGTTTCCCGCGGGTTCCAGCAGTATGGGTACTGTTCCTGCCCTGGTGCTGCACGGCGCCCATGACCGCATCCTAAAGTTTTCCGCGGCGCAAAAAGCGGCAGCCGCCACGCCGGGCGCAACTTTTGTGCGTTTTCCACACGCGGGCCACGGGCTGCCGTACCAGGACCCCGAGGGTGTGGCCGCCGCCGTGGGCGCGTGGTGGCGGCAGGTGGGTGACAATGCAGCCATCACGGGCGGTACTGTGTCCTCTAATCCCGCAATAAGTACTGCTTTTGTGCCGTCCGGCGGGGCCGTCTTATACCTCCCGCCCGCGCTGTCGTCCATTGTGTACTGCACGGATGGCTGAGTGGTCAAAAGCGGTGGCTTCAAACCCCACTACCCTTTTCACTAAATTATGTGCCCATGGTCAAACGTATGGACCTTGCATGCCAACCGCGTTTAAAGCCGTTGCGTTGTGCAAATACTTGAAACCCAGGGTGGGCACATAAATCAGTGGACACGGTATCGAAAAGATGCGAGGGTTCGAATCCCTCTCTGTGCACTCTTTTTGTTGCCATAAAACTTCGGGACATGGAGCACATTGTCACACTTGCATTGTTTGGATGGAGGAGGGGGAACCTCCGGGTTTGGCGTGGACAACGTCGTTTGGGCAGCAGTTGATTACTGGCGTCCGTTTTGATATTTTCCCAGAGTGGCTTGCAGTATGGCAGGAACTTGTTGATGCGGACCGCCGGTGGTCGAAACTTCTTGCAGCGTGGACCGGTGCAGTTGGTGCAGCTCAAATCGCCAGAACAATCCCAACAAGACAGTTCCGCACTGCCCACATACTACTACTCAAGGACGCTTCCGATGCAAAAAGTTAGTGCCATGTTTGCGTCGTCCACAACCCAAGCGCGTGTAAATTTTATGGACAACGACAAACTTGAAAAACACATAGGGCGGGTGTGGAACAAATACCGTGTCCACTGATTTATGTGCCCACCCCTGGTTTCAAGTTTTTGCACAATGCAACGGCTTTGAACGCGGTTGGCATGCAAGGTTCATACGTTTTGCCATGGGCACATAATTCAGTGGCAAGGGTATCAGATTGCACTTTTTGAAGAACTGTAGACGCAACATGGCGGTGGTCCAAACTTTGTCAGACCTGGACAAGTTGTGTTGTTTCTGCGCACATTCAAGCTGCCCATCCATGAATGACGACAACTTTGAGGAGGAATCCTGCCTGCCCGACAAACCTGTTGTTCGCGTAACGTGCTATGTTGGTGGACACGAACACTCGTTTATTGACAGGGACTGGCTCAACATTTGGGGCGAACTTCAACGGAATTGGAACTGGTCCGAGCCTCGCAAAACGTGGATTGCCGCAGTGGCTTCAGCCCAAAACGCTGAATGAAAGCCACAAAGCGCTGAATAAAACCCAGGAAACTAGGATAAAGCCCCAAAAAGCTGAAAGCTGAATAAAAGCTCCAAAACTACGGCTGATAAATCAGCTCGTCGCGCCCCGCCCCAACCCCCACCCACTGCACATGCACCCCTACGCTCCGCTCAATGAATGCAATGTACTCCTTGGTGGCGGCGGGCAAGTCTCCAAAGCTGGTAATGTTCTTGGTTGACTGCTTCCATCCGGGCAACACTGCACCAACCCAACACAACCACCATGCGCTGACGTCCGCAAAAAACCCGGTGCAAAAAGATTACCGTGTCCACTGATTTATGTGCCCACCCTGAGTTGGCCTTAAACGCGGTTGGCATGCAAGGTCCATACGTTTGGCCATGGGCACATAATTCAGTGGCAAGGGTACTTTCGGACAGGCCCAACGTACCCTTGTACACCGGCTTCACGCGGGCAAGATCCTCCACACGCGCCGGCATGCCTCCGGGCCGCACCAGTTGCCCATCCAGACTGTAGTCCACGCACACTTTGATGGTGTCCAGGTCATCCAACACGTCCAGCTTGGTCAAATTCAACGACGAAAAACCATTGAGCAAGTTGCTGTACCGCAACTGAGGCAAATCCAGCCACCCACACCGCCGCTTGCGGCCAGTCCTGCATGCCACGTTTTAACAAGCAAAAACCAAGCCCACCCCCCACCGCACTCATGCGCTCGCAACTAAACCCCCGCACCGGTTTCAAACTACAATCTCAAACACCAAAAGTCTGCACCGTCTACATGCGCCATGGCACGTACGTGACACCCACTTCGGCGCCCACGGTTTGCAAATGCAGGCCAATGTCCGTCTCGGGGTCCCCCACAATGCGGTCGCCGCCCGACAAACGGTCCGTCAGCTCCGTGGGAAAGGGGCCGGAACCCACTCGGGTGCAGTACGCCTTCACCACCCCCACTACGTGGGCGCCCCAAAAAGCGCGGGGCGGAATGCCCAACCCCGTGCACACGCCGCCAACGGTGGTGCTGGAAGACGTCACCATAGGGTACGTGCCGTGGTCCAAATCCAGCATGGCCGCGTTGGCGCCCTCGGCCAGCACGCGCAGCTGTGCGTTGTCGCCCATGGCCTCGTGCAGATACAGTGCGCCGTTCACAATCATGTCCTTTGCCACCACCTCTTGCGCGTACTGCGCGTACTGGGCCACCACGTCTTCCACCACCACCCGACCAATTTGCCCAGCCTGCGCCTGCGTGGTGTTAAACGCCGTGCACGCCGCACGCACCTTGGCCACAAACGTGTCCAAGTCCGTTAAGTCGCACACGCGCAACGACGTGCGCGCCGCTTTGGATGCATAAACAGGGCCAATGCCCCGGCGCGTGGTGCCAATGGCGGCGCTGCCCGCAGCCGTTTCCTGCTGGCAGTCCGCCAGGACATGCAGCGGCAGCACCAAATGGGCCCGGTCGGACAGCAGCACCCGGCCTTCCCACTTGATGCCCGCCGTCTTCAAGTCACCCAGCTCCTCAAACAGCGACGGCAAGTTCACAACTGTGCCGTTGCCCAGCAGGTTCATGGTGTGGGGATACAGCACGCCGCTGGGCACCTGATGCAGCGCAAACTTTTTGCCGTCGGCCACCACGGTGTGTCCCGCGTTGTTACCGCCATTGAACCGCGCCACAATGTGATAATACTCGGCCAGCGCGTCCACCAGCTTGCCCTTGCCCTCGTCGCCCCACTGCGCACCCAGCACGCACATGAGCGCATGACTGCGCGCGTCCCCAAACCGGCTGTGAAACGGCGTCCACGCCACCGGCCGCGTCCAAGCGCATGTCGACGCTGCGGCGCCAAAAGAAGTCCTGGCCCTCCACATGGCAGCTTTCCGGAAAAAACAATGGGTTGTGGGCAGCAAGACCGGACTCGGACGGTCCGGATACGTCCGCAAACCGGTAAATACGCGCAACCAGTTTATCAAAAACAAAAATGCAGGCGGTGGGGTTCGAACCCACGATGTTTTCACGCTTGCGCTTAAAGCAAGTGTCTTGACCACTCGACCACGCCTGCAGAGTGATTGCCGTCGCGCCGTGTGTGCTCTCAAAGCACTTTGGACAGTTGGGGGAGTTTCGGCAGTTGTGCGGTCGTGCCGCGCCACGGGGGCTTTGTTTGCTGCTTCAGTAACTCGACCCGAACCGGCTTGACATGTGCGTCATTCCCACTGACAGCGGCGAGCCGGCTGCCACGCACTTGTACACGGCGCCGGTGCAGTGCGGCGGCGTGGACAGCACCCTGCTGGTGTACGTCAACAACCTGGATGTGGACCCCACCCGCGGGCCGGCGCTCATGATTGTGCCCATCCCCAACCCCACCGGCACCGAACGGTTCCATTTGGTGGACTACGCGGCCGTGAAGCCCTGGTGCGCCGCGGTGCAGGAGGCGGCCAAGATTGACTACACAGGTATGTACAGTTTGATGAACAAGGGCGGCGAATGTGACGACGACGACGACGTCCCAAAGCTGGCGGTGCACACCGTGGGCAACTACGCCATTAGTGTCGCGCCCAATTTGGATGCGCTGCACCGCCGCATCGACTGGACCCGGTTCCGGAGGCCCGCGGATTTGGACCGCCGCATGGCCATTTTGTCAGACCCCAAGACCATGCCCTGCGACGGTGCCGCGGCGTTTGTGGTGGCAGAGGCCCGCGAGACCGTGACCCAGGACGGCTTTGGCATCATTTACCCGGGCCTGCACGCCTACTGGCCCACGTGCCACGAGGGTCGGGCCGGCGAGCCCACCAAGTTTGACGTGCGGTGCTACGGCGTGAACATGAAGTGCGGGCCGGGCGCAGACGCGCCGTGCGACCCAAAGGTCATGGCGCGTGTGGATGCCGCGTGGGGCGGCGCCATCCCGTGCGTAACCAGCGACACGGGCGCCGCGGCGGTGGCCAACCCCCTGCCCACCCAGTTTGTGTCCAAGGTCACCTTCAAGGGCTTGCACGCCAACGAGAACTTGTTTGGCACGGCGTTCCTGCCCATCGCGTTGCCCGCCAAGCCAGCAGGTATGTTTGGTTTGCTGCAAAAGACCCCTGTCTCGGCCATTCAAGACACCATTCGTCGGGCGCTGGCGGCTGCGCCAGACAACGTGGGGAGGTACCCGGTCAAGCCCTTTCGCCGCGACTATGACAACCCCTACTCCGCCGACTGGTAAACAATAGACCCCTTCTACTGCAAATGTACCCTTTGTTCAGTGCTCTTTTGCCACAAAGTTCGCCAATGAGTCCATGCATTTCACCCATCAAAACCACAATCACGGCAAACTCCCATGAAAACCAAAATCACAGCGCGGTGGTTTCCGTCGTCAGAGCCGTCAGGGCTGTCGCAAAATGCGGCGCAAACAAGCGCATTTCCGCGCAGCCGCCGCGCTGTGCCACCGCAATAAGGGTTTCCTTGGACGGCACCGCTCGTCCGTCTTTGAGCAATGCTTCCACAACCTCCACCCTGCTGGCGGCGCAGCAAGACTCTTGCACCAGGGTGTCCAGCATGCGGGAGCAAGCATGAGCGGTAATTTGCGGACACAACTCTAGTATCGTTTCGGTGCAGGCGGAGTGGTTGTTCACAACCGCTGCGGTGTGCAGCGTCATTTCTGCAACTTCCACAGTGGGCACCCAGCCCAACTCTGGGGCAAGCAAAACGCACACTCCCACACAGTCGCCAATGCGCTTGACGTCCTCGTCTTCGTACTCGTCGTTGAGGTAGTGCATCAAAGCCTGCACGCGGTCTGCACGACCGTCCTGCAACAGCCTTGTAACAATACGTTTGGCTTCGTCCACGGCTTCCCGCGGGTAATCGGCACCCGCATTGAAAACCGCCGCAATCAGTGCTCGCGTAAAGCCTCTGGGCGTTATCATTGGGCAAGCCCCCATCAGCTCCTCCACACACCGCAAATCCGAAGCCTCGGCGGCGCAATCCAACGCGTTGTCCGCTTCTTCTGCCGTCGGCGTCCACTTGTCCGGCATCGACAGCAGCGCTTGCACCATCTTTGAGTTTTTGGTGAACGCGGCGTTTTTCAAGCACGTTGCCAGCGCGTCCCCAAACATTTTGTGGGGTCCAGCGGCAACAACCGCCAGCACGTCGTCAACTGACGCGCGGTGCAGCTCACAGGACCATGCGCAACCCTTCTCCGGTTTAAACGCGACAACCAACTCCATGTGACGACGACGTCAACGTCGACGACGTCAACGTCGAGTTGTGACCTGTGACATCTGACGCCACCAAACCTCGTCAAACTTGCCTCACATGGGAAACATGGCCATGCCCGCGGGAGGAGGAATAGAGTGCGGAATGATGGGCGCCGAGCCCCCCAGCATGGGGTGTCCCCCAAACCGCGCCGACGCAGAGCGGGACCGAGCTGCCCGGCGCCGCGGTCCCGCACCCCCCGCACCGCCCCCGGCAGCCATGGCCGCCCCAATCGCGCGCCCCACACCGCGACCACGCGCACCGGACCCACCGCCAAACGCCAGCGGCGCGGGCCCCCGGCGCACCATCACCTGATTGGCAGCCCCGCCGTCGCCCCGGCCCGAGGGCCGCAGCAGCTGCGCCCGTGGCACCATCAAGCCCTTGGCCACCGCCACCGCGTTGGCAATGGCCATGACCTGGCTGGGCGGCCGCTTGAAGTACGTGTAGTGCAGGCGCCAGAACACGTCGGACCCCACCCGGAACCGCGGCAGGTCGTGCTGCGCCTTGCAGTAAAAAATGAACGGCCGCTTTTCGGTCTGGGCCTTGGGGTCAAACACCAGGCACTCGTGGGTCTGCAGGGTGTCAAACGCGGCGCGGCACTCCTCCTGGGTGCGGAACGCGCCGCTGAGCAGGTTTTGGTAAATGGTTTTGAACACCTCGTCGTTGGGGGGCGGGAACACCACAATGAGGTCCAGGTTGCCGCGCATGGACTTGGGGAAGTCGGGCGCGTGTTGGGTGCAGTTCATGAAAAAAAAGCGGTTGTGCCGGCCGTTCATGATGATGTTCCGCATGCTTTTGTTCTTCATGGTTTTCTGGTCGTACATGCAGTCGTCCAGGATGATGCCCACGTTGCGCAGGCGGTCCCCCACCTCTGCGGCCAGCTTGATTTGGCAATCCACAATGGTGTTCAGGCGGTCAATCTCAAAGTCGTACACGTAGGAGCTGGGCAGGAACTTGCGGAAGTCCTCCCGCACGTCGGCGCTGGGGCACATGAGCACCGCAACGTCCAGCTTGTTGCGCATGGCGTACATGACGTTGCGCATAAAGGTGGTTTTGCCGCTGCCGCGCTTGCCCGTGATGAGCACCGTGGCGTCGGGCCGAATGTTGTCCAGGTCGTAAAACGGCATCTCCAGGGACTGCACCACTCCGGGCAGGGACACCGCGTCGCAGGTGGGCAGGGCGGCCGCGTTTTTGGGGCGACCCGCGCCGCGGCGCTGGTTGCGCCGCCCCGCGCCCGCGCCGCCGTCGTCGTCGTCCACATCGTCGGCGTCCCCGTCATCGCCGTCTCCGTTGTAGGCATCGTTGTAGTCGTCGTCGCGGTAGGCCATTGCGCGCGGAACTGTAAAATCGGTTTACTTGCAACGGCGCATACAAAAAGCCGTGTGGACGGCCATGGTGGCCCGGAAAATCTGGCCCATTTCACAGCAACACGGCACCGTTCTCTGTATGGACAGCGAACCAACCATTAACAGCAGCCCGGGCGAAACCGCGTCCGACCCCATCGCGGCCGACCCCATCGTAGACCCGCCGCACGCTGGGGCCGACCCCATCGTAGACCCGCACGCTGGGGCTGACCCCATCGTGCTTATGTACGTGCGAAAGTCGTGCCCAAACTGCGCAAAACAAATGACGGAGATTGGGCTTGCCAGTTTGACTGCGGCCCAGCGGTTGAGGCTGCTGGTGGTGGAAATTGGGGCCTTTCAGTTGTCCACGGAGGAGCTGGCGGCCAGCGGCGTCACGGGTGTCCCCACCTCCATACTGCTGTCTTCGTCGGCGCCAACCCACGGCAAAACCGGCTTAACCGTGCTGCAAACCAACACCGGCGTGCTGGACGGGCCTGCCCTGGCACGATGGCTCAGTGGACACGGTAGCTAACACTGCCCCTGGACGGACGCCGGTAACGGTCCGGCACTTTTCCATAACATTGCCTTTTGTCATGCAGGTGGCACCACCGTCCGACGCGTGCTTCCATTTGCTTGTTGCGCCTCCACACGTGCATGCGGCCAGCGTGCATGCGGCCAGCGTACGCACCGGTACGGTGTGGGCAGGAGGAGCACCAGCCGCAGCACCAGCCGCAGCACCACTCTCAGCACCAGCAGCAGCACCAGCACCAGCACCAGCCGCACCAGCAGCACCAGCACCAGCAGCAGCACCAGCACCAGCCGCAGCACCAGCACTATTTTCAGCCGCAGCACCAGCACCACTCTTAGCCGCAGCACCAGCAGCAGCCGCCGCAGCACCAGCACCAGCACCAGCAGCAACAGCACCAGTAGCGCCATTAGCACCAGCATTAGCACCAGCCGCAGCACCAGCACCAGCACCACCAGCAGCACCAGCACCACTCTCAGCCGCAGCACCACCAGCCGCAGTACCAGCACCAGCACCAGCACCAGCACCAGCACCAGCACCAGCACCAGCCGCAGCAGCACCAGCACCAGCTGTGGAGCGGTTTAGCCGGCCATACGTTTTTCCGTGGGCCATTGCTTGCAAGGAATTCCCACGCGAGGAGTTTAATTGCGGCAGAGTGCACGAGGGTGGTGGCAGCGGTGACGGCTTCGCCGGCGCTGGGCCCCGCGACGCCAGCAGTTTGCCAGAGGTGCAGTGCAGTTTCAAGGACACCTGCTTGCTGGGGATTGGGTCAGTCACCGTGGCGGCATCGGCGTTAGCGGACGGCAAGCCTGCGGCTGTGCTGTACACCATGAGCAGGTTTGCAGTAAATGCCCTGGAAGTGGCAGCTTATTTGCAGCAACGGTTGCAGTGGTTGCGGACATGTGCAGCAAAGGGGGATCCCGTGTGGCAGGACGCGTTGCAGGTTGCGTCTGTGTTTGCATCCGTCATGGGTGTGACCACGCGCATGCCCAAGCCGCCCAAGGCCAAGTACGCCAAGCAAGTGGAGACCGCACACAGCGTGTTGGCAGCGCTGGCGCTGGCCGCACAGTCCACGCATTCGGCGCAGTCTACGCTGGCCGCACAGTCCACGCATTCGGCGCAGTCTACGCTGGCCGCACAGTCCACGTTTTGTCTCCCGCGGTTGGTAATGCGCCGTGTTCACTTGGTAAACAGGAAGGACGTGTGCGGCCAAATACGTGCGGGGTTGGCGGTGTGTGCCGCGGCCCATTTGTTGGAGCTGCACCACGGCGACGTGACTGTGTGGAATGTTGGGACTTTGGAAGCCGGTGGCGCCGGCGGTGTGTTGGCTCTGGATTTTGAGTTGAGCACGTGGCGGGGGCGAGCCTCGGGGGCCCTTGAAGAGGCCCTCGGGTCTTTTTGCGAGGTGCAGCGCCGCATGGTGTTGGACTCGGCCGTGTGGTTTGATTTCCGCACCTCGCGTGTGTTTGGGTGCGTGGAGGGCGGGGCACCGCACAACGCCCGGGCTATCATGGACGCGACCTTTATTCCCAACTGGGACCTGGCGTACTTCACCGCGGGCATGGCCAGCATGTATCCTAAACACCCTACCGTGAGTGCGCTGGTGGACGCGGTGTTCCACGACGTGACAAGCGCAAAGGTGCTGGATGCGGTTGCGCCGGCCATGAAGCTGCGCGGGGTGCGCAAACACACAACACCCCTGCTTGTTTTGCATTCGTTGTTCAAGTTTCAAACCCCTGGAGCCCAGCAAGCGGTGGACTACTTTGTGCGTGCAGACGCCATGGACCGGGCCATGCGCATTTTAGCTCCCGTGTGAAAGTGTCTCAATGCACAAATGAAACGGTTTACATTTGTGGTGCGGCCGGTTGTTTAAGCCAAAACTGGTTCTACAACATCCACTACCCGTGTGCCAAAAGGGGAGAACACGGTGCCGGCCACAGGTCCCAAGCCGCGCGGCACCGGCAGGTCCAAGTCGTCAACGCTTGCCACCTGGGTGGTGGCCACAGGGGGCACAGCCAAGTAGGGCGCCACCACCACAGTGTAAAGTTCAAGCTGCAAAGCAAACGCTTGCCCGTCGTTTTTCACCACCACCAGGTTTTGTTGCAAGCTTAAATTCGACGTGGGCAAGAAGGGCGCGTTAACTACACCCACGGTGGCAATCTTGAATGGGTACGTCCAACAGTTGGTCACGGACAAGTCCCCGTCAGTGGTCCACGGGTAAAATTTTTGACCGGCAATGGCGTAGAAACCGGGGCCCGGCCGCTCGGTGGAAATGAATGCGTAGTACTTGCCGTCGCCGCCGGAGTGACCGGCGCCCGGAATCCACCACCACAGCGGCCCAAACGGGGGTTCCGGCTCGGCGTCCACCGCATGAGCTGGCTGAATGATCAGGTCTGCTGGCGAATTGGTGCCTGATCCGCACGCAAACCGAACCACGGCCGGCACCGCGGTTTCCGCGGTCACGGGAATGGCTTTTAGGACGCGGCCGCCGTAGGACCCGGGTTCCAGCACCAGGGCCAGCCCCGCAGTGCAGGCGGTGCCGGGAATGTGGCCGAGCACCCCAAAGTTGGTGCTGCAGACGGAAATGGGGTCCGTGACGCAGGGTTCGCACGGTATGTGGCACACGGGCGTGGGTGCAGGCGCGTCACACATGGCTGCCTAACAGACCGTTGTTGCAGAGATATGCCCCCATAAAATTCCGGGTGCCCGGCCGCGGCCAGCAGGCCCCGCAGACGTGTGGGTCAAACCTTAGGCCTCGTGCACGCGGGCGCACAAGTGCACAGTGTGGGTTTTGGTGGGGTCGTTGGTTAGGGCCCAGTGCTGCGGCACAAACGCCAAACACGGTGCAAAAAGCGTGAGCTGCAGGCCCAGCGCGGGTCCACCGGGCAAACTTTTGGAAACAGAAACTGGGCTGCCTTCCACTGGCGGCGCCGCGACCAGAGCGCCGGACGCCAGGTAGACAACGCGGTCAAAAGATGCCAGCGCACTGTTTGGGACGCACTGCCACTGGTTGTCCACCGCCCACGGCCATGGGGACGCCACCGCGGCGGCTTTTGAGCGGGCTTGCCGCAGCAGCTTGGCCATGGCGGAAGCCAAACACGGGGCCGCCCACCATGCGCCGGTGGCGGCGTGGAACGCAGCTGTGGCCTCCTGCACCGGTGCCGCCACGGCCAGAGGCGCGGACGCGGCAGCGGACGCGGCACCACAAGGTTTTGAGCGGGTTCGAAAAGGTTTTGGAGCAGGGAGTTGGGGTTGCTGGGCTTGACAGGGAACGCTGCGGCACGCGTCCGCCACCAAGGTCCAGGAGTGGTGACGCCTGCGGTGGTGACGGTGCGGTGATGGCCGTGATGGCCGTGGGCCGTTGTGGGGATGCACGGCAGCGCCCGCACACCACGCGGCTCCCATGGTGTGCGTGTGTGTTGTTTGGGTTGCCGTGTACTCGTGTCACAATCCCAGCAGCCGTCCGTGCGAACGTGCCCTTTTCGCGTGAACCATCATGAAAAGTGTCAGCGGCAGCGGCAGCGGCGGACCCAGACCCGCGGACTGCCCCGCCCGCGCGACAACCCTGGCCGAGTTTTGGCACCGGCGCGCCATGGCGGTGCGGGCAGCGGCCGAGGCAGCCCACCGGCCTATTAATTTTAACGACCGGGTGGTGTGCAAGTACTGGCTAAAGGGCAGGTGCTCTATGGAAGAGCTGTGCTCGTGGCTGCACGTCATGGACCACCGCAAGATCCCCGTGTGTGGCTACGCTGTGCTGCGACAGCCATGCCCCGACGGCGACCAGTGCGTGTACCGCCACGAATGACCTGATGCAAACCAGCAACACGGTATTGATTTTCCTCAAAGTTTTGCATTCTCTCGCGCTGGCTCACAATTCATTGATGCAGTGTGTGGTGATTGCCGCGGCAACCGCAGACGGCGGCATTGGGTACGAGGGTGCTTTGCCGTGGCCGCCGCTGGATGGTGATTTGGCGTATTTTGGGGCCGTCACCACAGACGTCATGGTGCCTGGCGCAAGGAACGCCGTCATCATGGGCCGCAGAACCTGGGAAAGCCTGCCGCTTGGTTCTCGCCCGCTGCGGCAGCGCTTGAACATTGTGGTGACGTCGACCCCAGCGAGTGTGTACATTCCGACAGATCCATTTCCTGGGCGGCCCCCCACGCCGGTGCTGGTGGTGTCGTCGCTGCCAGATGCGCTGGCCGCAGCGGACGACGCAGGCGTTGAGCGCGCGTTTGTTATCGGCGGCGCGCGTCTGTACGAAGAGGCCATGCTGCTGCCTGGTGTGAGGCTTGTGCTGACGCGAGTGCAGTGGGACGGTCCCTGCGACGTGGTGGTGCCCGGGTTGTCTGAAGCGTCCATAGCGACACATTGGGACCGGCTTTCGCGGCACGTGGAACCTGCAGAGGCGCCTGCGCACGGGCCCAGCTACACGGTCACCTATTTGCGCCGAAAGCGGGGGGTGGCCGTCTCAAAAGTGCCGGCCGCGGTCTCGTCTCCAGTCCCGTCTCCGTCGCCGTCCCCGGTTTTGCCTAGTCACCCGGAGATGCAGTACTTGCAGCTGGTGGCTGCGGTGCTGGAGCGTGGCGAGCCGCGAAAGGATCGTACTGCGGTGGGCACTCGGGCCTTGTTTGCGTCCAAGCTTAACCTGCTAGAGTTCCCGCTGGATGGCAACCAGTGGCCGTTGCTGACCACGAAGCGCATGAATTGGAAGTCTGTGGTGGAGGAGCTGCTGTGGTTCTTGCACGGCTGCACCGACTCCAAGGTGCTGGAGGCCCGCGGTGTGCGCATTTGGAGCGGCAATGGCTCCCGGGATTTTTTGGACAGCCGTGGCTTGGTGCACAACCGCGACGGCGACCTGGGCCCGGTGTACGGCTTCCAGTGGCGGCACTTTGGGGCGCGCTACAAAACCGCGGACGATGATTACACGGGGTGCGGCGTGGATCAAATCGAGGCTTTGGTGACGGGGCTACGGCGGGACCCCGCGGGGCGGCGCCATATCCTTAGCGCGTGGAACCCCGCGGATTTAGACCGCATGGCCTTGCCCCCGTGCCACATGCTCAGTCAGTTTTGGGTGGGGGCCGACGGACTGCACTGCATGATGATCCAGCGCAGCGGCGACTTGGGTCTGGGCGTGCCGTTTAACATTGCCTCGTACGCGCTGCTAACGCGGCTGGTGGCGGCCGCAGTGGGTATTCCGGCAGCCAGGCTCAGCATTATGATTGGGGACGCCCACGTGTACAACAACCACGTGGACGAGCTGCGCACGCAGCTGACCCGCGCCCCGCATCCGTTCCCGGTGTTGGAGCTGCACCCGCCGGCGGACGCGGTGAACCCGGACGGAACGGTACCCATTTTGGCGTGGCGTGCGGAGCACGTTCGGGTGGTGGGCTACACTTCGCACGGCCCCCTGCCCATGCCCATGGCTGTTTGACGGCCGGCGGCACAGAAAGTAGTAATGGGAAATGCATTCCATGTTTACGGTGTGTCTTGCTTCCAAGATTAGACGGCTCGGTGGTGTGCTGCAGGTTGGCTGCTTCACAAGGACCGAAGGGCGGAAGCGGCCACGTGGTTGGCGGCGTGCGCGGGCAGTGGCGCCACGGGCCCAAACCCGGGCGTGGGGTTGGGGGCCGGCGGGTTAAAGGGCGTGGGGTTGGGTGCCGGCGGGTTGTAGGGCGTGGGGTTGGGAGCCGGAGGGTTGAACGCAGGCAGCACACTGCTCACGTAAAACAGCGGGTTTCGGGGCGACAGCATTGGAACGGGGGTCTCAAAAACCGGCTTGCATTACGTGACCCCCCCAAAAAACGGGGTCACATGCCGAAGCCCTCTGGCATGTCCATGCTGCTGGACGGCAGCAAGGGCGCAAACGCCGGCTGCTGCGGAAACTGGGCCATGGTGTCACTGCCGCCGCGCCCACTGCCGTAATGCCCGTAGCTGTCCCAGGTGTTTGTTGCGCTTACATGGCCTTGACCTTGGCCTTGGCTTTGGCGGTACCGGCCCCCTTGGACGCCAGCAGTCAACGACGAGCCCTGGGGCCGACCCTGTAGTTGGGCCTGGGCCTTTTTCAGTCTGCTCCACCCTAAACCCACGGCAATTGCCAGCGCAATGGCCGCCAGGATGGCAACAATCGCAACTGCGGTAATGGCGCTGCAGCCCCCAGAGGTGCTGGCGGTCGCGGAACACGACCCGTTGCCGGACCCCCCGCCACCGGACCGCAACTTGGACCGCTGCAGCAGCGTGGACACGTCGTTGGGGGTGCCCCTCGTGCCGGCGGCTGTGGCGTACGCCTGCAAAGCCGGCGTGGCTGCGCGCTGCACCGTGGTTTGAGCCAGGGTGTACAAATCCACCACGGAGCCGATGTCGCCAAGTTGGTCTGCCAGCTGCCGCACGCACTGCAAAAAATGCTGCTGCAGCGCGGGGGACGCGGTGGCCATGGCCCGGGAAACTGCCGCTGCAGGCAACCCGCCCTGGCTACTCAAACGCTGCAGAGCCTGCTTGGCTTCCGGCAGCTGAGTGGGTGACGGCGTGGAGGCCCATACCGTGTCAAATGCCAGCCCAGGGTTGGCGTTAAGCGCCGCAGCCGCCGCCAGGAACCGCACAATGTCAAACATGACCACCCCAGATGGTCCGGCTGCCGCGGGGGCCCCGCCAGAAGTTCCGCCAGAAGTTCCGCCAGAAGTCCCGCCAGAAGTCCCGCCAGCAGTTCCCCCGCTATGCGGAATGGCGGGTATGGCGCCACCGCCGCCACCGCCACCAAACACGTCATCTAGCAAGTTGTCGGGAATGTCTGCCATGGGGACGGAAGGTGCAAAACGCCGTTCAGTTTCGTAAGGGCGGCGGTGTTTGCACGCGTGTTGCTTATACTTAAACAAGTAAATGCAAGCGCCAGCGGCCCTCACCGCATACCCGCGCACCCTGGCGCACCCGCGCCCAAGCGCTAAAAAAAATGTATGACTGAAGGTTGCAATCAGCCTGCGGTCGCCGTCAGGCCAAATCCGACCATGTCAAACGGGTCTTCGTCGTATGGCGTGTCGCTGGCCGAGATAGTGCAGCTGCCGACTCTTACCATTCAAAGTTGGATGCCCAACGATTTGAAGGTGCGCGTGGTACAGCCCAACTACTACTTTGATGGCTCAGTTATTATTCCAAAAGATGCAAGCGCGCCCCCCTCCTGGGCAAACATTGATAACTTGGTTGCGCCGCCGTTTCCCGACCAACGGGTGCTCATGCCTGGTGTGGGAACCACCCCAACAGCCCCCGCCACCGCTACGGTTTCTCTTGCACAGCAACTGTACCAGGTAAACAAGGCCGGCTCCCCGTCTTTTGTAAATGTGCTGCGAACCCCAAACCCACTGCCGGCCGTACCGATGCAGACGCCGTACATGACACTGGAGTACGAGGGTGCTTTTTATCAGTTCACCTCTGCGAATGGCTTTCTGAACATCTTTACGAAAAGCACACTGTCCGCCGCCGGTTCCGCCCCCGCTGTTATTTACGGCGCCATGCTGCCATTGACGCCCTCCAACACCTTCCTGCCGTCGACACCGGCAATACTGCAATTTGTGCCCACCCAAAGCACGCCAACACCTCCCACCCTGCTGCTGCAGAACAGCACTCCCTTTGCCCTGTCTGTAGGCACGGTAGCAGTGCCACCTGGAGGGCAGACAAACATAACCAGTGCTGCTAGCACAGCGGCCGTGGCGGCGCCCCAAGTTCCGTCCCCACCGGCAGCGTCAGCGGGTGCGCCCCAACCCCCGCCGATATCAAATGCGTATGTGGTGTCCGGCTTTACTCCCAACGCCGCGTTGGTGAGCGCAGGCGTGGCATGCGTGCAGACATACCTGCCTTTGTTCAATGGCACACACCGGGCCACGTTGCCCGTGGGTTTTGACGTGCGTATGTCTGCAAACGGCGCCACTGGCGTGGTTACCGCTTCGGTAGTTTGGCAAGGTATGTCCGCGGGGGTTTTGTATTACGTGGCCAACAGCACTCCATATGACATGCAGCTAACCGCTGCGAGCACCACCAACGGGGTGTCCAGGACGGGTGCCTTTGCGGTTGTGTTGTCGGACTCGGACCCCAGTTTAGTGACCGGGACATATGTACTCACGCTGCCCGTAAAAGCCGGCAGCATCCTGGCAGTGTCCATGGCAGACGCGTCCGGGCAGGCTGGCCCTAGCAGCGTCAATGCGTACCAGGTGACGTGCAATACTTCAACCGGCCTGTCTGTGCAGACGTCCCCCATTCTAAACAAAACTGGGTCCGTTGGAAGCTCCACGTGGCCACAAACTTCCCCTGGTTCACCGGCCATCAGCAATTTGTGCACAAACTGGTGGCTTGGGACCCCCGCGTCCGAACCGTACTCCTACAATGCGTACATAACAACAGTCAACCCGGTGTCGTTGCCCACGCTGCGCCAGGCCGCGTCGCAAGTGTCTCTGCTGCTCACGACCACGCCGCTGATTGTGCTGCAACCCAGTGGCACGGGGCTGTCAACGGTGGGGACGGGCTCAACCGTGGTTGTGCCGCCCAGTGTGCCGGTGCCCGGGTATTCGCCGGAGCTGCTGGTGCCGGTGGACCACACGTACATGCCAGGTGGGGGCGCCGCCAACGCGCCGGCCGGGCTGCCGCCACCGCGGTCCGGCGCACAGCAGCTCAGCGTGGCGGCGCCTTTGCCGTTGCTGAACATTGACGGCGGTATTGTGCTGAAGATTATTGCTGGCAGCAACGGCAGCCCGGTGTCCATTAACGCGTCCCCGCTGGCCAGCGGCGTGGCCAACCGGTGGCAGCCTGCCAGCGACTACGGCGCCATAACGTTTTTCCTGCCCGCATTTGTGCAGGCAGCCACCGCACCGGCATCCCCTTTGCTGAACAGCACTGCCTCGGCCGCCGACAACGTGTACATTGCGCAGCCGTACTCGCCGTCGACTCCCTCGTCCACGCCGAACCCATACGAGTTTGATCCACAAATAGGTGGGTCATCTTCGTCTTTGCCGGTGTGGGTGGACTCTGCAACTCCATGGCGGGTGGTGCTGAACGTGGCTTTTGCGGTGCCCGCGACGGCGGTGGGCAGCGGCGCACAGTATTTGCAGAACGTGTGTGGCGGCAACGGTTTCACGGACTGCCGCCCCATTGGGAACAGGTCTCAGTCCCTTTGCATTGGCTACTTTGACAACACGGTGGGTCCCCTGTGTCAGTCCATAGTTCTTGACGGTGCCTCCGGGGATGATTCCTCCGAAACGCAGGCCGCGTTTTCGTACTTATCCGGAAATTACTGCACAGGGTCCACTGCACCGGGCAGGTCCATGGACGCATGCGCGTGCCTTGTGGTCGACTCGAAAAACGTGCTAAACTCCCCCACGCGATGGAGCCTGCCGGGCGCCAGTGGCTCCTCCATAAGCTTTCCCGAGTACGTGGCCAAGTACAACGCACAGGGGTTTGGGTCCATGCCCGCCCTCATGACCAGCGCGTCGTACGCGCCGTGCTGGTGGCCGCCGTGCACGGGCGCCACCCCCGCTCTGGTGCCCATGGCCAGCACCCGGGGCACCTGCACCGGCACCGTCACCAACTGCTTTGGCGCCATCAACTCGGTGGTGGTGGACAAAACCAGCAAGGTCAAAAAAAACATTGTGGAAGCGTGCAGTCCGCCACCCAAGGAAAGCGAAAAAGCAAGCGGTCTGGGCGGCACACGGCGTCGGAGGACCGCCGGAACCGCCGGAACCGCCGGAACCGCCGGGCAAAACTCGTCGTCGCAGTCCTGGGTCACACCGGGCGCAGTTGCCGGCATCGCGGTTGGGTGCGCGGTGGTGGTTGGGGTCGTTGCTTTTACGATTTGGTGGTTTGTGCACCCCAAGCGCAAAACGTCGGTCTGAAATGCATCCATTTTTTAAGAGAAGCCCTGTGCACAACCAACGTACACAAGAGGCACATAACAAACACAAGAAAAGCCCGAAATGCAACACCCAGGCGGTAGTGGTGGTGGCGGCAGCGGCGGCGGCGGCGGCGGCAGCGGCAGTGGCGGCGGCCCGCGTATGCCCCTGCAACCGCCGTGCTGGCAAGGCGGCATTGTCATGTTCGGCGCCGAAACACGAGGCAAGCCCCCCAACATGGTAGGGGACCCCGGCAGTTCCCACATGACGCGGTTCATGTACGGCAACAAGTTTGTCGTGAACCAGCGACGCGGGCTGGGGCCTCGCGGGCTGCCGCTGCCCCCGCCCGTTTCTCGGCGCGGTGGAGGCGGAGCCGGAGGCGGTGGCAGTGCCGGAGGTTTGGCTTCCAATTTGGCAGGCAGCAACGAAGGTGCCGCCGCACTGGGCGCCATTCCGCATGCGCCCGACGGCCTGGCAGAGGGCGGGTCCGACGGTGGCGCCGTGGCGGGTTTGGGTGCGGCTTTGGTGCCGGCGACGCCCCAGCCGTCCCACTACATGTACGGCGGCCTGCATGGCTTGGGCACGGTGTGTGTGCCGTGGACGCGGCCCGACATGGCCGCGCTGTGTGGCGCCGTGGTGGAGGACTGGGCCGTGGGTGTGCTGTGGACCCTTACCGAAAACAAGCCGCCCGCCCCGGCACCCATGCGCATGTATTTTGACCTGGACATGCAATTTGCCAACATGCAGCAGGTGCAGGCCATGGAAGACGCGTGGCCCGCCGTGGCTAAAGCCATCATCCAAGAAATCCACCGGTTTTATCCCGGCGTGACCGACACGCGGTTCCTGCGGGCGCTGGTGCTGGCGTCCGGGGTGCGCAAGTGCGCCGTGGCCCCGGCCCGTGGCGCCAAGCCGGCGTCGGCGGGAGGCCCTCTGTCCAGACCGCCTGGCGAGGGAGGGGGCAGTGGCAGTGGCAGCGGCGGCGGCGGAGGATCCGGGACGGGTGTCGAACGAGCACCCGCGCCTGCGAGCGCCCTGCTGGCTCAAGCGGGCCTGCTGGCGGATGGCGCGGTGGGGCTGGACGCGGTGCGCACCGGGTCGGTGCTGCGCGCCGGGGTGCACTTGGTGTTCCCCGAGCTGCACGTGAGTGTGGACCAGGCCCTGATGATTGCGGCCGCGGTGGTGGAGCGCCTGAACTTGGACGGCCTGCCCTGCGGCACCCGCACCGACTGGAACGAGTGCGTGGACTCGGGGGTGTACCACGAGCGGCGGGGCCTGCGGTGGGCGTGGCAGGTGAAGCACGGCACTTGCGGCGGCTGTGGCGGCTCCAAGGCCGGCCCCACCGCCCGGCGGTGCACCACCTGTGGGGGCTCCGGCGTGGTGGCGGCCCGGGGGGAGTCCATGTACACGCCGCGGTGCCGCCTGGACAGCCGCGGCAACTTGGTGGCGCTGGAGCTGCGGCACGTGCGCAGCCCCACGGAGGCGCTGCTGCTGGAGGCGTCGGTGCGGGGGCCGGACCCGGTGTACGCGCCCAGTCCGGGGTGGACCCTGTATGCGGGGCACCCTTGTAAGCCCACCCTGCGCCTGCGCCACGACACGGTGCAGGTGGTGGCGCCCGACGGCGCGGCCAAGGCGCCCCGCAACGGCAGCGAGGTGGGCCCCGGCGACGCCCGCTGGGCGGTGCTGCAGGCGCTGGTGCGGCGCACCCACTGCATGTACGCCCGCGTGAGCATGAGCAAGGTGTTCCACATTGTGAGCGCCAGGGGCCCGGGCCGGTACTGCGTGTTCATCAAGGGCATGGGGGCCACCTTTTGCCAGATCAAGGAGGCCCGGGCCACGGCGCCGGGCGGCGACGGCGTGGTCAGCCACCACTCCCGCAACGTCAACTTCCGGGTCACCAGCGAGTTCATCGTGCAGGAGTGCAAGAGCCCCAAGTGCGTGGGGTCGTCCAGTGGCCCCAAGCCGCTGTCCGACGCCGAAAAGCACGCCCTGTTTGGGGCCGTGGGAAGCATGCACGGCGGGGGCGGCGCCGTGGGCGGAATAAGCAGCAGCCAGGGAGCCGCAATGGCCGCCAGTCAAGGCGGCGGTGCAGGTGGCGGCGGGGCAGCCTACGACGTGGGTGGCGGTGGCAGTGGCGGTGGCGGCGGCGGCGCCGGCCCTTTGGGCTTTGTGGGCCCAGCCGGCGGCGGCGCAGCGGTGGCAGGCGCCAGCGCGGGCGCCATGGCCGGTCAAACACCCTTTACCACCGCGGTGCAGCACAGTTTGTTGGGCGAAACTGTGTCGGAGGAGCTGAAGGACACGCCGGCCCTGGCGTGCGTGGGGCCCCGGTTTCGGCAAATCACGCTGCTGACCACCCTGCGAGCCCAGTACATGGAGCTGGTGAAGCGCAAGGTTGTGCCCCACGCGTAATGCAACGGCTTGTAACTTTGTTTTTTACATGTTCATTGGCGAAGTTTGCAACGTACACTTACGCAGAGGGAGGTAGGTCGCCCGGCACCCAGCTGTTGGAAGTGTGCACATCTAGCGGGCCCAGATCGTACACCGCGGACACAGTGTATTGGGTTGCGGCTGCAAACACAGTGCCGGTGCCCGTTGCCGCAACCACATTTGTGGCCGTGAACATTGTGCCGGCCTCGTTGTTTGCCGCCCCCAACACGGTAAAGTCCGTTGAGCCGGCGGAAATAATTCCGTACTGCGTGCCGGCAACAAGAGCAGTGGCGGCAATAATGCCGTTGAGAGTTTGGTCGCCGCTGCCGGTCAACCCCGCAGTGATGTACTGCAAGTACGTTGTAAAAGTGGACATGGACAGGTCCGGTGGGCTGCACACCCACAAAAAGGCCTCCTTAAAGCCGTAGTTGGCGGCGGCTGCGGCCAGAGTCTGGGCCACACACACGTCCATGGTGTATGGCTTGATGGTTGCCGATATTGCCTGGGGCACAATCTCCAGCCCAAACCCCAGTTTGGCGGGCGTGATGCCAGACAGCGCAGGCGGTCCGGACGATCCCGTGCCATCGTAGCCGTTCATGAACTGCAGCGCAAACGCGGCGGGGTCGTACCGCGTCAAGCACCCCGAGTCGTACACCATGAGATTAATCACGCGCACGTAGCTTCCGCCAGCCAGGGTGGCCAGCAGCCCGCCACCGCCAACCTCGGTGTATGCCCCTGCCACCGTCACGGAAATCGCATCGGACATGCCTGGTGGCACGTTTGTCGCCAGCGCGTTGACAACGTTGTCCAGGATGCTGCCCGCAGCGTAATTGGCCGGCACCGACGTGGGCAGCTCGTAGTCCAAATCGATGCCGTCGTAGCCCCAAGATGCAGCCAAGGCAGTGGCGGCGGCCGCCCACGCCGAAATCTGCCCCGTGGTCATAGTGGCAAACGGCGCAAAGTAGTTTTCAATTTGGCAGTAAGACCAACCGCCCACCGACAACACAAACTTGGGAACAAAACCGGGGTATGCTGCCTTTACCGCATTCTTCACCTTTAGTATCCAAAAATCAGAGCCCGCTGCACAGGGCATGGAGGTGGCCGGCAGCGGATCCGCCGCAGTGCCCCCTGGCGGTATGTACAGCGCGTTGATACCCATTTTCGGCTTGCCTGTAGAGTCAAAGTCAACCACCACGCTGGCCAGCAGCGGGTTGGGGGCCATGAACGCAATGTACACTCGGGAAATGGAAGGCAGCCCAGACGCATTTAAGTTGGCAGCGAACAGTGCCATAATGTTGGCCTCGAACGACGCATACGCGTCGTTAGTACCATTAATCCACTTGCCCGGCCAGTCAATCCATGTGGGGTAGTACGTGGACAACTCCGGAGCGGGGGTTTCCCCAGCAGCCGCGGCTGCCGCAAGAACGGTCCCTGGCCGCTGCACACGCCCACTGATGACCCGGGGCGTATCTTTGGCCCCACGATTCAGGGTCGCCACCGACGCTTCAACAGCCCGCAGACGAATTGAGGTTTGAGCCGCACGAGTTTCTAGTGCTGACACACGTGCTTGCGTAGTGGACATTGTGGGATTGTAGACACTTGCACTTGTCTCCAAGTGATTTTTTGGCATCCCACAACAAGTCCACGCAACCCAACTCGCCATCCTTGCAAACACGGCATTTTTTCATTCCGCGTGCGCGGGCCCAAACTTGTACCGACGCTGCACAGCCCGCATGGCGGCTACACACTCGGACAAGGACGCCGCTGCACCCAGCAGCGCGCACACGTTTTGCCGGGAAAACCCGCTGCGGCCGTCAGTGGTGGTCACTTGACGAGCCGCGTCCATGGCGGTGCAGTAGTCCACACCATAGGCGTCCACAAACGTACGAGCAATCTTCTGGCGGGGCATAGAGCTTGCGCCCGGAGACCCCACGCCCCGCATAGAGTGCTGCAAAAACTTTTTGCGCACAATGTTGATGGCCGCCTCGGACTTTTCAATGGCCTCGCGCTCCTTGGTCAAGTCTGCAATGACTTCCTCGCGCCGCGTTTTGACGACAGGGGCGGTCCCGGCGGCAGTCCCGGTTGCAGTCCCGGTGCCGGTCCCGCCAGAGCCTGCCCCGCCACTGGCAGACTTTTCGGCCCCGGACTCGGTCACAACGCCCGCAACAAGCTCGTCTGCGGTGCGGCAGCCCGCGGCGCGCAAACTCTCGGCCATTACACCCAAACGGTCGTCGTCGGGGGCCCCAAAGTAGTACAGGACCCGCTCCAGCGTGGGCTGGACGTACACATTGTCCCCCGGCGTGCGACTGTGCGCCAGCAGCCACCGATGCACATCCCCCAGCGCCCGCGCCGCGCTGTCGTTGTTCATCTCAAAATGGTGCTCAAACCGCCACCAGTGCACGTACACACCCTTGGCCGCGATCCACTGCGACACGGTGATTCCAAACTCCGCGGCCGCGTCCCACTCTTTGGGAAACCACCGCAGGAAGTACATGGCCATGGCGTCCTTGGTGAGAAAATCAAGGTGGTGCCTGCCGCCGCACATAATGGGCACCTTGGTGCGGTCCATGTACGCCTCGGCACACGAGGTGCGGAACAGCTCCAGTCCCTCCGCGGTGGTGCCCTCGTCCAACCCGTGCGCAACCGCTGCTGCAAACATAGTCTCCCAGCCGTACGCAAACAGGTAGTCAAACAAATTGGTGGACACACCGTGGAACCGACGGCCCAAACCCGTGGGCGGAAACCGGCAAATCTTCCCCAGCGCCACCTCCACCGCCGCCTCGTAGCCGTCCACCAACAGCTTCACGGGAGGCTTGTTGTTGCGGTCCCGGATCCTGGACACGGTGTCCAGCAGCGTGCGCAAGTTCCCTTTGGCGCAAGCCAGCACCTGCACAATGGTGGCGGGCGTCACCGTGCCGGGTCGCATGAGGGACAAAAACTCGTCCACGTCGCGCGTGCTGGCCGTGGGGCACTCCATGGCCACCAAGTTTCGGATTTGCTCGGACCCTGCCGCCGGCAACTCCACCACCATGTCGCACCGTCCGGGCCTCACCATGGCGTCGTCCAGCATGTTCGGGTCGTTGGTGGTCATAATGGTCAACCGCCCCTGGCCCGCACCCACACCGTCCAGCGCGTTCAGCAAAGTGGCCATGGTCAGCCTGGGGGTGCCCACATGCACCGTGGACCCCGCGTACGGGTTTGGTTCCCACCGGTCCTTGCGACGCTTGGCCACCGCTTCACCCACGGCCGCGTCCACGTCTTCAATCAACACAATGCTTGGCACCAATGCGTCTGCAAGCAACGACGTCACCGCCGCGTCCGTCAAGGACGATGACCCCAGGTTCAGCACCAGCACGGGCAGCCCCAACTCCGTCGCCAAGACCAAAGGCACCGTGGACTTGCCGGTGCCGGGGGGTCCGTGCAGCAACCACCCACGCCGAAACGGCTGCTGCCTGTCGCGATACTCGTCAAAGCTGCTAAAAAACATCTTGGCGTCACCCACCAACGTGTCCAACAACCCATCGGGCAACGCTAAGCTGACCCGGGTACGGCCCTGCAGCTCCTGCGTCCGCTCCCACCACCATAGGTTGTCCTTGTTCTTGGGCATGTAAATGGCCGCGGGGCTTTGGTTGGGCGCAAACGTGTGCTTCGTAACAATGCTCTCCAGGAACTCGGTCAGCTCACGGTGGCGGTTGCGGCCCAGCATAAACAGCCCAATGGTGCCCACCACGGGGGATCCCGCTGACAGCGGCCACAGCATCACCAACACGGCTCCGAAATCGGTGGAAATTACCACTGGCAGCCCCGTGGGCATCACACTGGCCACGTGCCGCAGCGCACACGCGGCGCCGTTGGTGACCAGCCGTTTGCGCAGCAGGCTCGCGCGCTGGTCGGCATTCATGCTCCAGTCCTCCCGCAGCTGCACCGCGGCAGACCCCGTAAAGCTCACGTCCCGGGTCTCAAGATACCGCAGCATCGCCCGGTGCACCTTTACCTGGACGTCACTCACGTGCACCGTGGTGCACAGCGCGCCGCGGACCATAACTCCAAAGGCGTGCAGCACGGACTTGGCAAACCCCATCACCGCCGTTACAATAGTGTTGGCAATGGTGGACCCCAACATGCTCTGCAGTATGATGCTGCCCGCAAACAGCTCGTACACCGCAGTCCGCAGACTTTTGCCGCCAATCGCCCCGCCGGAAATCCCAACGCCGTTGGCGACGCCCTCCTCCCACCACCACTGCACTACAGTGCAAGCCACCGCCGCAAAACCAACCCAGACCACCGCCAAATTCCACGCCTTTCCCACCGAGATAGAACCCAACATGGCAACGCTTGCTTTGCCCGTCCAGTTGTGGGCAATTGCGCAACTTTGCAACTTTTCTCCCCAAAGCATGCATCAGGGGGGTGTAATTCTTATGGCGGTGTTGCGGGTCCGTCGGGTTTGTCGGGTCCGTCGGATTTGTCGGGTCTGTCGGGTTTGTCGGGTCCGTCGGGTTTGTCGGGTTTGTCGGGTTTGTCGCGGTTGCGGCTGCTGTAATAGCCACCTGCCACAGAAAGGCGGCCCGTGTACACGTACGCCGACAAATCCAGTCCGGCCGCAGCGCTGGTGGACGCCGCGCGGGCAGACCTGCAAATGGCGGCCCGGCGGGCTGCCGCGGCTTGCACGTACGCAATAACAAAGCATACCGCGTCTGCAGGGTCGTCGGCTTTGGGCGCAAACCGTGCTGCAATGTCCGGCACCAACAACGACGCGCGGGCTATTGCCGCCACCTTGCGTTCTGCGTACGGCAAACCATTGGACCCAATGGCCACGTGCATGGTTTGCGGGGCCATGACCACTGCTTTGTCCCGCAGACGGGTAACCAGCACTTGTTCCACGTCCCGCAAGCCCCCTGGCGGCTGGCGCTCAATGACCACCGTGTCGGCTTCTGCAAACACTGCTGCGCGGGCTTGTAAAAAATGCGCCACACGGTCCGATGCCATGCCGGTGTGGTGTAGTGTGCACCCTGTTACCGTGCACGTGGACATAAGATTGACACGTTCTACTGCAGTTATGGTCAAGTTTGTGTAGCTGGCGCTGCACGAGCCCACAGCCATGGCCAAATTTTGTACCCCAACATCAATGCCAACAATAATTGGCATTTTTCAACAACGTGCGCGGGGGAAAGAGGATGGGAACCAAATAGTGACCGTCACGCCGTCGCGGGTCTACAGTGCCACTACAGCAGCCTTCAGCCGCTGGTTGCTGAGCTCGGTCCGCAGCTTGTTGATGGACTCCACGTACTTGGCATGTGCCGCCTTGCGATCCTTGGACGTGCGCTTGCTGGAGCTAGCGTCACTGCCGGCGCCAGCTCCCGCGCCGCTGGCACGTGAGCTGACCTTGCGCGGCGTGGCGCAAGCAACAAACGCAGGGGTCTTGTTCATGCGCTTCTCGCCTTTCACCACCCGCCGCTCCGTAAAAAAGTTGGTCAACAGCGCACGCAACGCCTTGCCGCTCTCAAACACCTCAAGGGGCGTCAAAGTTGCACCGGGGCCGGTCGCAGACACCACGTCCAAAAAAAGCGGCCGCCGCAGAAACCGTCCGCAAGCCGTCACACAAAGCGCCGACGTGCGCGGCACAACCGCGTGTTTGGCAGCAAACGACAGCTCCCGCGTTTTGTTCAACTTGTTGAGGGTGTGGATCGCAGCGCCCGCGCGCAAATACCGCTTGTCACCCTGTGTCTCCTCCATGTACACCACTACCACGGTGCGACCGTCCTCGGTGCGAAAATGAAACGTGCCGCCGTTGTTGGCGGCCACGGCAGACAGCACCCACTCCACCTCGGTCTTGGAAGCCTTGCGGAACGGCAGCGCAGCGACGGTGTCACTGCAATCTAATGCGGAAACGTCGGTCATGGTTGCGATAAAAAAAAGCAAAGAAGGATTGTTTGTGACCGAAGTCTAGACGGGCACGCCAACGCCATAAGTATTTACTTTCCAGGTTTACTGCGCGCCGTCGTTGCCGGCCCCGTCTGGTTCTGCAAATTTTCACTGCTCTTTCCCTGCAAATTGTGCCGGAGTGTGGCAACGTTTTGCGGCGCGATGACTGACGTTACGGGCGCATTGCGACAGGATGCCCTGGCTCGCGCGCTGTGGCCCACTTCAAAGAGCAAAATGGGGCAGTTCCTGGTGTCGGGCCCGGGGTGCTGGGGCCCGCTGCAGTGGCGCATTTTGCATTTGTTGGCGTTTTGGTACCCCGTGTCCAACCCCACGCCCGAGCAGCAAGCTGCGTTCATTGCGTACGTACGGGCCCTGGTTTTGCTGCTGCCGTGCCCGCGGTGCCAGCGCCACTGGGCCGAGGCGGTGGCATCGGACGCCCAGCTGCGTGCCGCCACCGCGGGCCAGCAAACCCTGCTGGTGTGGACCATTGACGCTCATAACGCGGTGAACCGCCGGCTGCACAAGCCGGAGCTGAGCTACCAGCAGGCTTTTGAGGCCATAACCGGGCCGGACGCGGCGGCCACCTCCACCGCCGTGTGGGGCCCCTTGCAGTGGAAGGCCCTGCACCAGCTGACTCGGGGCTACCCGCGCACGGACCCGTCCCCCGCCCACAAAGCCGCGCTGGTGGACTACGTGCAGGCCCTGGTGCACTTGTTGCCGTGCCAGCAGTGCCGCGGCCACTGGGCCAAGCTGGCACCCACAGTGGCGGATGCCACCCAGTCGCGGTACACCGCCATGAAGTGGGCCATTGACGCCCACAACGCTGTAAACGCGCGGCTGCACAAGCCCCAGCTGTCGTACGCTCAAGCAGTGCGCGCAATCCAGACCACGTGCCCTGGCGACGGCACCACCGTGGGTGCGACTCGCGGGAAAACAGACCAAGACGGGTCCACCAAGGACGACCCTCACGGCATGCCGGGTTGGGAGATTGGGGTCATTGCGGCTGCGGCGGTTGTGGTGGCTGCGGCAGCCGTTGTTACCGCCATCTTTCTGACAAAACGTCGTAAGACGTCATAAGACGCAGTTGGACGCTGTCACTTTATTTTTGCAATGGAAAAGGATTGCACTCGCCCTGCAAAACGCCACCGCACCGCCGCCGCGCCGGACATGCCTTTTATGTCCGCGGTTGTGTGGGACGTATTGGAAGACCACAGTGACTTTTATGACCGCCAGGAGCGGTACATTCATCCGTGGGACGCTGTTAATTTAGACCCCAAACCGTTGTTTGGGTGCCCGACCTGCGGGCAGCAGCTGTATTTGCGCGCGGTGGCCGAGGAGTGCAAGCGCCGCCCGCACTTTTCCCACTTCCCCCACGGCGAAAAGGACGCGGAGGGCAAGTGCACCCGCTTTTCGGGGCCCACCGAGTCGGAGCTGCACAAGGAAGCCAAGGTGCTGGTGGCAAGATTTCTGCAGACCGGCGGGCTGTTGACATTTGCCAGGGCGCGGCGCTGCAAGCACCCCACCACCTGCCGAATGAGTGTAAAAATGCCCGAGGGCGGTTCGGTGGTCGTGGAGCCGCACATGGCGCCCGTGGACGGCGCCCCAACGTGGCGGCCAGACGTGGCAGTGCTTGACGCCCACGGCGCCGTGTGTGCCGTGGTGGAGGTGTTCAACACCCACAAAACAGGCGAGTGCTCGGGCAGGCCTCGCGATTTTTGGTGGGATGTGGACGCCGCCGATTGCCGTGCGGTGTTGCCAGATCTGCTGCGCAGCGGCGCCAAAGCGCTGGAAAAGCCCCTGCAATGCCATCGCCAAGCGGTGTGTGAAGCATGCGTGGAGGCAAAAAAACGGGCAGAAGCCGCGCGTGCCAAAGAAGAGGAGCGGAAGAAAAAGCGCCCGTGCGTGGTATGCAAAGCCAAAACCGGCCAAAAAGTGTGGAAGGACTACCAAACGGACATGCGACCCAGCTATCTGCTTCCTGGCGAAGCGAAGGACGACCGCTTCAGTCACTGTGCAAAGTACGCCTGCAAGACTTGCGTGCGGAAATGCGACACTTGCGCCGACCACGAAAACGGCTGGGTGCGTGTCGACGACCCTGGTTCGTCCTGTGTTGAGTGCAAAGAACGCCAAGAGGCCACCAAGCGGGCCGCAGAACTTGCTGCCAAGGAACTGGCCGCTCAACAAGCCCGAGAAGCCCGAGAAGCCCGAGAAGCCGCGCGAGCTGCCGAGAAACTGGCTGCTCTCGAAGCACGCAAAGCCCGGGAAGCCCAAGAAGCCCAAGAAGCCGCGCGAGCTGAACAAGCACGAAAAGCTGAAAAAGCCAGAGAAGCCCAAGAAGCCCAAGAAGCCCAAGAAGCCAGGCGGGTTGCTGAAGAAGAAGCCGCTGTACGGAAAGCTCATAAAGCTACGGCTAAAATGGGCAGGATACGTTATTACTTTCCAGAAACAGAAGCGGAAGGTTTGCCGCAGCTGTCCGAAACCATGGAGTTAATCAAGAAACAGGGAGAAGAAGCACAGAGGGAATGGCAGAAGGAACTGGAAGTTAAAAAACTTCAAGAGGCACAGCGTACAGCGCGGAAACAGCAAGAAATTGGCCGCCTCCAAGAATTGCAAAAGACTTCAAGTGCTTCATTTGCTGCATTTAGGGCAGAGGAGCGACAGCACTTGAGAAATATGGCGGAGGAGCACGAAAGAGAGCTCAAGTCCAGGCAATTGCTACAAGCATTGAAAGCAAAACAGGAAGCACAGGCGCGTGCGTAAAAATCATTGCAGGGAAATGCAGACTTTTGCTTCGGTAACTCTTAACCCTGCGACCGCTTTCAATTTTTAACCCACTGCGGCGCCAGTAAAATTTTTAACTGTGTATTTTTGTCTCAACGTCCCAAATTCGGGACGTTATTTGGGGGTGGCGCCGCAATGAGTTAACACTGATCAATTTATTGGCAGCGGTCTATGGGTTTACCGTTTATACAGAAAGAGGGGGCGAAACCGCCGAGTACGCGGGCGACGCTGCCATGTAAACGGGCGACGCTGGCATGTATGCGGGTGATGCTGGCATATAGGCAGGGGACGCTGGCATGTACGCGGGCGAAGTAGGCATGTACGCGGGCGAAGTAGGCATGTACGCGGGCGAAGTAGGCATGTAAGCAGGAGACGCTGGCATGTAGGCAGGAGACGCTGCCATGTAGGCTGGAGACGCCGGCATGTACGCTGGTGACGCCGGCATGTACGCTGGTGACGCCGGCATGTACGCTGGCGACGCCGGCATGTAGGTAGGAGACGCTGGCGACGCCGCGGTGACTTCTTCCACCCGCCTGCGATGGGATGGTGCCCAGTCCGTCCGGTCCGTTCGCGGTCGTTTGCCGCCGCCGCCGCCACCGCCACCGCCACCGCCGCCGGCCCGGCCCCGCGAAAACCCCGCGGGCACCTGCGTGACTTCAGTGTCGTACCGCCGCACGGCCGCCGCGGCGCGCTCGCACACAATGGGCTGCAGCAAGTCGGCGTCCCGCACGTTGCGGCGCACCCCCATGCTGGCGGCCGCGTGGACGTCCACCCCGGGCGTCACATCCAGCACAAAGGAGGTGGACATGTGCATGGCGGCCAGCTCCTGGGTCAGCAGCTTGGTGGCAAACGGCAGGGGCATGAGCACCACCGTGCCCGCCACCTTGCAGTTGTCGCAGTAGCCGCTGTGCTCGTTGCGCCCAATGACCAGGTGGCGGGCCTTGGCGGGGGCCTGGGGCATGGCGATGAACCCGCACCGGGCGCACACCGGCACCTGGGCGTAGTCGCTTTGGTAAAACAGGCGGTCTTGCAGCACCGCGGCGGCGCCGTGGGCCGCCAGGGCCGCCACCTCCATTTCCCCCACCCGCAGGCCGCCCGAGTTCACCCGGCCCTCGGTGGGCTGCTGGGTGAGCACGTGTACCGGGCCCCGGGCCCGGGCCTGGGCCTTGGCCCCCGCCATTTGCCGCACCCGCACGTAGTACGTGTTGCCGAAAAACAGGCGGGTGGCAACCGGGGCCCCGGTCGCGCCGCTGTACATGGTCACGCTGCCCATGTCTGCAAACCCCGCGTCCTGCAGCTGGGTTACCACGTCCGTGATGCTGGTGCCGTTGAACGGGGTGCCGTCCGCGACGTCCTCCCCGGTGTGGGCCGCCGCCAGGCCCAGCGCGCTTTCCAGCAGCTGCCCGATGGTCATGCGGGACGGGTACGCGTGGGGGTTCATGACCACGTCCGCGGTGATGCCGTCCGCGGTGTAGGGCATGTCCCACGCGGGACGCACGCTGCCGGCCACGCCCTTTTGGCCCGCGGTGCTGCTGAGCTTGTCCCCCTCCTCCAGGAACATGGCGGTGTGCATGGCCACGGTGACCAGGTCCCGCCCGTTCTGGCCGCGGCACCGGGTCACGCCGTCCACAAACGCGGGCGGGTCCTTGTCCCCCATGAGGGCGCTTTGGTCCCGGCGCACCGTGGTGCGGCGCACGCACCCCAGCTCGTTCACGTCCATGGTTTTGCCGGCGTACGCGTCCCCTGGCTCCAGCAGGGCCCCCACCCGGGCCAGGCCCGTGGCGGGGTCCAGCTTGTCAAAGCCCCCCACGCGGCCCCCCAAACAATGGGCCGGCGGCACCTCGAACCGCTGGGCGTCCGCCCCGGACCCCACCGCGCAGTCCTCCGCGCAGGTGCGGTACGCAAAGCACGCAAACATGCCGCGGTCCACGCTGGCCTGGTTCACGTACAGGGAGTCCTCCTGGTTTTCGCCGCCGTCCGCGGCCACCGCCACCCAGGCGTTCATGCCCCCGGGCGCGTCGTGCATGCCGTGGATGCGGGCCGCCCACGTGGGCACCAGGGGCCGCTGGGGGTACCACAGCCGCAGGCCGTGGGCGCCCGGGGCGTCCACCCCCGGGTTCCCCGCCACCTGCTTGGACATGGACGCGTAGTAGGTGGTGCGCGGCGCCTGGTTGTGCTCGCTCAGCGGGATGCACGCCGCGGCGGTGCCCAGGATGGTGGACGGGTGCAGCTCGCAGTGGGTCCACTCCGCGGGCTCGCCGGTGACCACGTCCAGGCCCGCCGCCGGCAGCGGCCGGGACGGGTCCAGCGCCACCAGCAGGCTGCCCTCCTCTTCGTGCTTGGACACGTACTCCACGTGGCCGGCCTGCAGCAGCGCGCGCCACAAATCCGCGGGGCGCCCGCCCGCGTGCCGCGCGTGCAGCTCCAGCACCCCGGCCAGGGGGTTGCCGGTGGCCTCCGCGGCCCGGGGGTCCAGTCGCAGCAGCGGGCGCCGCAGGGACCCCGGCTCGCCGTTCACGGTGAGGGTGCCCTGCCCGCTGCACAGCTCCACGGCCACGTCAAAGGGCAGGGCCGACGCGGCGCGCCCCGCCCGCAGCGCCCGGGCCGCGGTCTCGCCGTCGGGCACAAACCCCACCAGGACCCCGTTCACCACCACCCGCACCACGTCCGCGGCGCCCCGCAGCAGCACCGCGTCGGTGGCGTCCTGGGCGGCCCACACCGCGTCCCACGCCCCCGGGGGGTGGCTCACGATGCCCACCCGGGTCACAAACGCGTCGGGGCCCCGCATGGAGGCCCGGGGCCGCACCGAGGCAATGGCCCCCGTGGTGGACACGGCGTCAATGAGGGGCACCAGGGCCCCGGCCAGCAGCCGGGCCACGCTGCGCACCAGGCCCGAGGTGGCGTGCCCCGCGCAGAAAATGGCGTGGGCGGCCAGCTGCTGCACCAGGCCGCAGGCCTGGCCCTCGGGGGTTTCCGCGGGGCACAGCAGGCCCCAGGACGAGGGGTGGATCAGCCGGGGCTTGGCTTGTTTGCCGTCCCGGTTGCAGGGCGTGTTCACGCGCCTTAAGTGGGACTCCTGGGCCACGGGGTTCAGGCGGCAGTGCAGCTGGGTGACCCCCGTCTGGGTGGTGTTGCCCTTGGCCACGCCCCAGTTCCCGGTGGCCATGCAGTACGCAAAGTAGTCGGTCATGCGCTTGATGTGCAGCAGATCCGGGATGGACACGAACCGCCCCGCGTCGGACAGGCGCCGGATGTCGGACACCAGCTTCTTGCGGGCCGCGCGGTACTGCTGGCGCAGCTGCTGGGCCACCAGCATGCCCGCGGTGTCGTAGGCGCGGTTGCCCTCGTGGTCCCGGCAGTCGGGGGCGGCGGGGGTGCCCGCGGGGCCCGTGCGGGTGCCGCACGCCACGGTGGCCACCCGCCACAGCGCAAACGCAAAGCTGGCGGCCTTGCCGGCCACCACCCGCGGGGACGAGTCCATGCCCATTTGCGGCAGGAACTCGTTGGCCATCAAATGGGCCACGGTGCGGGCCCGGTACTCGGGCGACTTTTTGGTGGCGCCCACGTCCCCGACCCACCCCAGCACCCCGGCGCGGTCCATGGCAAACCACGGCGGCCAGTTATGGGCGTCGTCCTGCAGCAGCGCCAGCACCCACTGCCGGATGCTGTGGGTGCTGTGCATGTCCCACAGGCTGCCGGGGGGCACGGGGGTGCGGCCCGACAGCACCCCGCCCGTGGCGGCCGCGGTGGCCACCGCCTCGGCGGACCCAAACCCCAGCAGGCGGCACACCGCCCCCAGGGGCACGTCCGCCTCGATGAACGGCACCCGCACAATGGCCCGCAGCACGCCGCTGCCGGCCGCGCCGCACCGCACGTGCACCCGCAGCGTGGACGTGGACCGCAGCTTCTCCGAGTGCACCGCCCGGATTTCCGCGGTCCAGGTCCACCCCGGCTTGGTGGCCGGGAACACCATCCACCGGTTGGTGGCCAGGCGCTTCTGCGGCAGGATGACCTTGGGGGAGCCCTTGATGCACATGGTGCCGCGGGCGGGCCCCGCCGTGACCATCAGCGGCAAATGAAACTGCACCACCTGCAAATAATCCCGCTGCTCCCGCAGCTCCCAGGTTTCGGTAACGGGCGCGGGGGCGGGGGCGGGAACGCCTGGCCCAGCGGCTCCACCAGCACCAGCGGCAGCAGCAGCAGCAGCAGCGGCGGCAGCAGCAGCGGCGGCTTTGGCAGCCGGGTCCAGCGGCTTGTCCGAGATGTTGGCACGGTGGCCGCGACGGGGGCGGATGGGCCGGCCGTTGGGGCCCATGACGGGCGGTGGCCGCGGGGGCCCCGTGGGCTGCACCACCGGCAGCGGGCGCCCCGCCACAAGGGCCGCAATTTGCTCCGCCACCGACTCGGGGTCCATGGTTTCCCACGGCACGGTTTTGGTGGCGGCTGCATTGGCGTACACCCGGTGGTGCACATCCACCACGATGGGCGCGGTGTACGTGGTGCGGCTGGCGGCGCACGTGGCCGGGTCACTAATGTCCCAAAACCCATTGGTGGTGCGGGACACGGGGGTGTCCACCTGCACCTGTGTAAACTCTAGCAAGTGGATGCTGTTGCGGCAGTCGGCGTTGGCCTCGCGCTCGGACCGCAAAATGGCAGGTAAGTATTTCTCAACTAGCCGTTGGTAGCTTTCCACATGGTGCTTCGCGGGGTCATTTTCCGCCCGCTCGGACGCCAAAATGTCAAACACCACGTTGGATGGCAGCATGCAGTGGCGTATATGCGGCCGTGGTGTGCGGTGAAATGTGGCAGTACCCATGCCACTGAGTCATGAACGGAGACGGAGAACAGCCACTGGGATGCATTAGAGAAATTCACGTGCGGCGCTGTTTTCTTGACACTTGCTCGTCTCCACGGACACGTTTTTTGGGATTTTTCTTTGGCTGCCTTGCTGGCGTTTCGTTTTCTTCAACAACCTCTACCACATCAGAGTCGGAATCGTCCGAGTCAATCAGGGAAATTACCTCGGGTGCGGCGCTTCTACTGCCGCTTCCACCGCCCCCACCGCCGCTTCCGCCACTGCTGCCGCCGCCACCTTTGCTACTGCCGCTTCCACCGCCCCCACCGCCGCTTCCGCCACTGCTGCCGCCTCCGCCACTGCTGCCGCCACCTCCACTGCTGCCGCCACCGCCACCGCCGCCACCGCCACCGCCGCCACCGCCACCGCCTCCACCGCTACTGCCGCCACCGCCTCCGCCGCCTCCGCCATTGCCGCCACCGCCACTGCCATTGCCGTCCACGCTGGGCACCGCGTCGGGGATGCGAATGCCGTGGGCAGTGCACAGGGCGTCCACCCTTGCCCAAAGCTCCTTTGCAGACGGTCGAATGCCCGCGTCCGGCGGCAGTATGACCGCGTCTCGCAGCAGTTTCAAGAACTCTTCCCGCCGCGACTGGGCTGCAAGGGACACCGGCACCATGTCCAGCACGGCGCTGGCCGCCTGGGCAAAGGACATCCCAAGCGCAAACACATCCAGCACGGACCACCTGTCCGGCGACGCCAGGGTGGCATTTGCCCACCAGTGCATGTTGTGGCGAAAGTTGCCGGTCAGCAGGGTGAAGCTGTGCAGGTCGTGTCTGTCCACCGGAATGAACTCGTCCAGCAGCACGGGCGGAATGAGGCCGTAGTTGTTTTGGCGCCACTGTGCGTACTGGTCCACTGCCTCGGTAAGGTACCCCTCCACCGTGTCCACGGGCTGGGTGGCAAGGTCGTTGCCGTTGAACCCGATGTAGTTGGTGAACAAACAATCAAAGGGGCTCAAGTGCAGCCCAAACTCGGGGGACACCGCAAACCTGTGGTTGGTCAAGTACGTGTTTCGAAACGGCGTGCCGCCAAACCCCGCAAGGCGCCCCAACCCACCGTCGCCCACCAGCAACTTGGCGGGCGAAATGTTGTAGTGGTACACCGCGCTGGCAGGGCTACTGGAGTGAAACACCGCCAGCGCTCGCGCAAAAGTTGCAAACACGGCAATGACGCCGTCCAGGGTCTGGTTAACGGGCACTTGCAAATACTCGTGCAGCGGCCGGCCGCAGTAGCTGGTGACCAGCATGCGGGTGGGCTCCATGTCCGGCCCCGCCTCTCCCAGGGCAGAGGTGAACTTGGTGCGGATGCACGTCTTGGAGGCCATGTCCTCGTCCAGCACCGCCTTGGGGGTGTCGCACACGTCCAGCAGCGCCGCCGAGAACCGGCCCTCGGGGTCTGCTCTACGCACCAGCCGCGCCACCTGCGCCTGCACCGCCGCGTCCTCCGCTGCCATGACTTTGCCCACCACGCGGTCGGGATTGTAGCGTCCCAGGCTGCAAACCGCTCGTCCAAACACACACGACGAGTCGCCTTCGTCAACGAAGACGGGACGAGGCGGAAGCGGGGGCAAGGGTTGGCCGGCTTGACCCGCCGAACCCGCCGAAGATGCAGCCGTGCCCATGAAGACAAAAGGGGATTGATTGCAAGGCTTTACGACATAATTTATACCCTTGCCACTGAATTATGTGCCCACATAGCAAAAGGTTTGCAACACGCAGGAGAACCGCGCTGTTGGCCGTTGAATTATGCAAACTTTTAAAATCAAGGGTGAGCACATAAATCAGTGGACACGGTAAGCGATCAAACGCGGCGGGCGAGAGTTTATGGCGGCCATCCGCGCTTTCGACTTGCAGCTTTGGCGCGAGCGGCAGGGACGGCCGCAGGGACAGCAGGGAAGGCCGCAGCAACGGCAGGGACGGCCGCAGCAACGGCAGGGACGGCCGCAGCAACGGCAGGGACGGCCGTAGCAACGGCAGGGACGGCCGCAGGGACAGCAGGGACGGCCGCAGCAACGGCAGGGACGGCCGCAGGAACGGCAGGGACGGCCGCAGGAACCACTCCCGCTCCCGCTCCGGCTCCCGCTCCCGCTCTCGCTCCGGCTCCCGCGCTGCCGCCGCCACTGCCACTGCCGCCGCCGCTAAAATCGTCCGGCCTGCTGGGGCTTGCCGGTGGAACGACCACGCCGTGGGCGGCACACAGCGTTTGCACCGCAAGCCAAGCCTGCTGGGCAGTGGGTCGTTTGTCGGTCTGGGGGTGCACCATGGCCACCAGCAGCGCGGCCAGGTCCTTGGCAATGGGGAACAGAGACGCGCCTTTTCTGTTCACCGGCAAATTGGTTGCCAGCGCAAAGCTGTAGGCCAGGGAGTACACGTCAAACGCGCCCCACTTTGCGTCCCCGGGCGTAGTCCACCACGCCACGTTGGCGTCAAACACGGCTTCAAACGCCACGGGGTCGTCAACAACCACGGCACGGCGCAAAACTTCGGGCACGTCGCGCAGGTTTTGCACGTGGTTGCAGTACCAGTAGTCCACCAAGCGGTAGAACCACATGTGTTTGTCCTCCACGTTGCGGCCGGGCGTCCGCAAATTGGCAGCCAAGTTGGCAGCCGACTTGAACCCAAACAGCACCATGAGGTCAAAGGGGTTCAAGTACGCAGCAAACAGCAACATGGGGTAAATGTCGTACTGCTCCTTTGGCACCTCCGCCGCAACCACCGAGCCGTCGGCCGCGCGCCTGTACTCGGGCTTGCACCCAATCAACAGCCGGTCCCGAAAGGTGGTGCCCCCAAAGTCAATGAGGCGCGCCACCCCAGCGCCGTCCACCACAACATTGCCCATGTTCAGGTCGTAGTGGTACAAGCCTTGGGCGTGAAAGTGCACCAACGCCCTGACGGCGGTTGCAAACACAGTTATCACGGTTTTGTACATGTCCACGTGCACGTCCATTTGCAGGTGCAGGTCCGTGGCCGCCAGCGTGGCATTGGTGGCCGCCTGCAAATCCTGCAGAAACTTTAACAGGGGCTTGCCCGCGTTGGACATGGTGAGGGCCCGCAGGGTGGGTCGGACCGCGGTGGCGCTGCGCATGGCAAACTTGGACCTGATGCACTCTGCCGCTTCGGCGTCAAACTCTGCCGTGCCCGGCACGTCGCACGCTTCCAGCAGCACCGCGGAGTACATGCCGCTGGGGTCCGCCGCACGCAGCTGCTCCATGGCCGTTTGCTCCAGCAGGGCGTCCTCGGACCGCAGTATTTTGGCCACCACACCGTCGGGGCGTTTGGAGGCGTCGCACGTCATGCCCGCCACCACGCACCCGTAGGTGCCCTTGCCCACATGCGTGAAGCGGGGCGGGACTGGGGCCGGTACCGGGACTGGGGCCGCTGGCACTGGCACTGGCGCTGCTGCCATTATGGCTGGTTTTACTTGCAGGTCTTATGGACTTACGGGCTACATTTTACCGCGCCATGGGCCACAATCCAACAGCGCGCTGCACCGTCCGGCCACCGCCATGGCAGCATTCCCGCCGGCACCACCGGCGCCGCCCTACGTGTTCCGGGGCAAGTACACGTCCGACTGGTTTTCCTCCAACATCCCCACGTGGTGGCGCCTGTACGGCGCCCTGAACCCCGGGCGGCCCATGCAGGCCCTGGAGGTGGGGTCCTACGAGGGCCGGTCCGCGGAGTGGATGCTGGACACGCTGCTGACGCACCCGGACTGCAGGCTGACCTGCGTGGACACCTTTGCCGGCAGCTTTGAGCACAGCGTGGCGTCCGGGGCGCTGGAGCGCACCTTTGACGCCAACACCGCCAGGTTTGGGCCCAAGGTGGTGAAAGTGGTGGGGTCCAGCTTCGAGGTGCTACGGGGCATGCCCCGGCGCCCCACCTTTGACTTGGTGTACATTGACGGCGAGCATCACGCGGCCAGCGTGCTGGAGGACGCCGTGCTGGCGTTCGGGCTGGTGAAGCCCGGTGGGGTGCTGATTTTTGACGACATCGGGGGCCACACGGCGGCGGCGGGGCTGTCCCATCCCTTCCCGGGCCTGCAGGCGTTCCTGGCCGTGTTTGCGGACCGGGTGTGGGTCCTGCACAGCGGCTACCAGGTGCACGTGCAAAAGCTGAGCCAGGACTGCACAAATGTCGCGTGCCCGTGCCGCCACAGTGGTGGTAAGGGCGGTGTTTGAAGCCATTCTTGTGCCTCGTTAAAAAACACATTCATTTGCGCCAGGAAGTTTCCTTGGAAAGCATGGACGTCCCGTTGGTGCAGGCGCTGAAAACCGCCGTGGCGGAGGAGAACCTGGATACGCTGCGGCATTTGTGTTTGTATACCACGGTGGACGTGGCTGCCGAGGACAATTACGCTGTACGCATGGCTGCAATGATGGGAAACTTGCCTATGGTGCAGTTCCTGTGTGAACTACCGCCGGAGCGCGGCGTGCGGCCCAGGATTTGGTGGGCTGCTAGCGAAGGGCACCTGCACGTAGTGCGGTACTTGTGTGAGCTGCCCCGGAGCGTGACGTGCGACCCGACGCGTTGGACAATCTGGCTGTTGGGTCTGCCGCTGAAAGAGGGCACTTGAACGTTGTGCGGTATTTGTGCGGGCTGCCGCTGGACCGGGGCATACAGCCCGACTTGGCGATTTGCTGGGCTGCTCATGAAGGCCACTTGGACATTGTGCGGTACCCTTGCCACTGAATTATGTGCCCATGGCCAAACGTGTGAAACTTGCATGCCAACCGTGTTTTAACTCATTGCGGCGCCACCCCCAAATAACGTCCCGAATTTGGGACGTTGAGACAAAAATACACAGTTAAAAATTTTACTGGCGCCGCAGTGGGTTAAGCCACTAAATGACGCAAACACCTGAAACTCAGGGTGGGCACATAAATCAGTGGACACGGTATCTGTGCGAGCTGCCGCCGTCGCGGAAAGCAAACCCTGCTGCACAGAAAAACACCGCTGTGCGGTGGGCTGCAGAGTTTGGCCACGTGGACGTTGTGCGGTACTTGTGCGAGCTGCACGTCAGCAGGGGCGTGTTTCCCGCGGCGGAAAGCAACAGCGCCCTGCGTTTTGCGGCAAGGAGAGGGCACCTGTCCGTGGTGCGGTACTTGTGAGAGCTGCCGGCGTCACGAGGCATTTTGCCTGGCGCCAACGACAACTGCGCCCTGCGGTGGGCAGCCTACGAAGGCCACCTCGACGTGGTGGTGTACTTGTGCGAGCTGCCCGCGGAAAGGGGCGTGGACCCCGCCACCAACAACCAGTGGGTGGTGCGCCGAGCCGCGGCCCGGAATCGCCGTTTTGCCGTGCTAAAGTTTGTGTGCGGGCTGCCCACCGTGGATCCCTCGGTAGTGATGAAATCGCCGTCTCAACTGCACGCATACGCAAGGCACATTGCTTGGAAAGCCCTGGCGCGGCGTGGGCGGTGGACCATGGCACGGGCTGCGTGGGTTGGAGCAGTGGCGGCGGCAGCGGCAGCAGCGTGGCCGTCGCCGTAGGTAAATGTTTCAAGAGTTGTTTTAGGGGAATGAATTTGTACAGTGATCCGCACCACACTTTCCGTTTCTTGCATGCAAAAACAGTTTGAGGACGCTGCTAAGGCAGGCGACCTGGACGCTGTCCGGTTCTTTTGCGAGAAGCCTCCGCTTCGAAAGGCCCGGCTTAACAAACGCAAGTTGGACGGCACCTTTGGAGACGTTCGGAGTGTACGCAACCAGTGGCCGGTTGACGCGGGAGGCTTTGCGCTAATGTTAGCGGCCAGGCACGGCCATGGTCACATTGTGCAGTACTTGTGTGAGCTGCCGCTGGAGCGAGGCGTGAATCCGGCCGATTTCAACAACAAGGCAGTTCTGGACGCCGCCTGTCACGGCCACATTGGCGTTGTGCAGTATTTGTGCGAGCTGCCGCTGGAGAGAGGCGTGAGTCTGGCTTGTATCGGCAACGCGGCCGTGATAGACGCTGCCAGACACGGACACATTGCCGTTGTGCGGTACCTGTGGGAGCTGGCCCAGTCCGAGCCAAAGCGGTGTATTGGGCGTTTTGGAGTGGCAATGAAATGCGCGGCGGGGTGTGGCCGATTGGAGGTCGTGCAGTACTTGTGTGAAATGGCGGCCGTGCGCCCCGCGAGTCTGAATCTTGGTATCTTTGGTAACAAGAGTCTTGAGCAGGCCGTCTGGAATCATCGTTTTGCAACGTTGGAGTATTTGCTGACCCTGCCCTGTGTGGACCCTGCTGTTGTGCTTGCTATGCCTCGCGCGACCGAGCTGCACAAAGACGCTGCACGCGAAACCCTGGCGCGGCGTGGGCGGTGGACCACGGCACGGGCCGTGTGGGTTGGAGCAGTGGCAGCGGCAGTGGCAGACGGGACGACGAAATGTTGACTTTTCTGTAAAGGAGTACTCTTTCTCAAATGCATTTTTATGTGTATTGTTTTGCTGTTACGCCGAATCACAGACGGGCCGTGGGTGGGAACGCGGCAGACACTTCAGCAGCCGCAGCAACCGCCGCGGCCCGCATGGCGCCCAGCGCCAGGTCCACCTCTGCAGCGGTGATCACCAGGGGCGGGCACACCCGCACCACCGTGGCGGCAATCATGGTGCCGGACACCACCACGCGGCGCTGCAGCAGGGCCTTGCCCCACGCAATGCCGCCCGCGTTGTCCCAAAACTCCACCGCGGCCATCAGGCCCAGGCCCCGCACCGCGCGGATGAGGCCGGGAAACTCTGTCGCCAGCGCCCGTAACCCCGCCAGCAGCTGGGCGCCCCGGGCCGCCGCGGCCGCGGGCAGGGCCTCCGCCTGCAGCACATGCAGGGTGGCAATGGCAGCTGCGCACGCCAGGGGGTTGCCCCCAAAGGTGGTGGACGCCAAGTGGGGGCACTCGATGAACCGGGCCCAGTACTCGGGGCGGCCCACCACGCCCGCAATGGGCACCACGCCGCCCGACAGCGCTTTGCCCACGCACAGCAAGTCGGGCACAACCCCCGCGTAGTGGTCGCAGGCCCACATGGCCCCCGTGCGCCCTAGGCCGCTCTGGATTTCGTCCAGGATGAGGGCGGTGCCGTGCTCGGTGCAGGCCGCCCGCGCGGCCCCCAGGAACTCGGGCGTGGCCACGTGGATGCCGCCCTCGCCCTGCACCACCTCCAGGATGCAGGCCGCGAACGGGGTGCCCGCAAAGGCCGCGGTGCGAAAGGCCGCCCGCAGCTGGTCCACGTCGTTGAACTCCACGTGCACCACGTCCAGCAGGGCGCCCACAAAGGGGCCCCGGAAGGTGGCCTTGGAGGTGGTGGCCAGCGCGCCCAGGGTTTTGCCGTGGAACCCGCCGGTGGCGGCCAGCACGCGCGTGCGCCGCGTGGTCAGCATGGCCAGCTTCAGGGCCGCCTCCACGGCCTCGGTGCCGCTGGTGGCCAGCCACACGTGGGACAGGGCGTTATTTCCCGGCGCCACCGCGGCCAGCGCCCGGCACAGGTACGCCCGCGGCGCGTCCAGGAACTCTTGGCTGTGCAGGGGCTGCTTGGCCAGCTGGGCCGCCACCGCCGCCAGCACCACCGGGTGGCCGTGGCCCAGGTTGTGCACCCCAAAGGAGCTGAGGCAGTCCAGGTACCGGGTGCCGTGGTTGTCCAGGATCCACGCGCCGCCGCCGTCGCACCAGTCCACCCGCGGGAAGTCCTTTTCGCCGTCGCAGGACTTGCGGTACGTCAGGAAGCCCGCGTTGACGTGGTCCCGCCATCCGGCGGCGGTGTTTCGGGCCACCTCGCGGGACTGGGCCGGGGTCAGCGCGCGCGGCGCGTGCACCAGGGCCAGGGCGTCACGCACCGCGGGGTGCACGGGGCTGTTAGCCTGCACGGGGCTGTTAGGCTGCACGGGGCTGTTAGGCTGCACGGGGCTGTTAGCCTGCACTTGCGCGCCGTCCGCCTGCATGCTTGCAAATGGAAAAAGTCAATCAGTGTTTGTTTATGGGTCTAGTCTGGGGGTCGTGAAGCTTGTGCGCATGCGGCCCGTGTGCATTGGGGTGCCGCGTGCGTGTGCCGTCGGGAGTGTTGTTTGCTGTATGGCACCGATTTTTTCGGCTGGATGAAGGAGCCCTGGCAGACATACCGTACATGCCATACATGCGGTGGGTGGTCCCACACGCCATTTGTCGAGGACAACCCGGTAATCTGCAGCCTCGGGCTTTGACTTGTCAGTTTTTGCAAGAACCATGACAGCCATTGTGGCGCTGTGGGCTGCCGTGGCTGCGGCGTGTGCGTGGGTCGCGCACGACGTGGGCATCCGTGGCGGCGCCGCGGCCGTGTCTGTGACATGCATTGCGGTGTGGGTGTGCGCCAACGCGGTGCTGGTGCTTGCGTCCATGGCGGCGGGACCGCCTACGGGCGGGTTGGTGGCCGTGGCCGCCCCGCTGCGCTTGGAAAAAACGCCCGACGGCACACGGTCGGCGGTGGCCAAGGCGGTGCTGGCGCCGTGGCGGTGGCTGTCCCGCGCCATAGCCACGGCGCCCGTCATGGACGCCCTAGCGGCAGCAGAAAGTCGCAGGCGCGGGCCGCCCGCGCCGTGGAGCTGCATACCGGCCACGTTTGTGACGGTGGGGCGGCTGCAGGCGGCGCCGCACTGGTTTGCCACCACGCACGGCGTCGGTAAGCAGGACGTGGTGTTGGATTTGACCGCGGAGTGGGAGTGGGCGTCCGAGTGGGTGTGGAGCAGCCGAACCAGTGCCGCCACGGCGCGCCCCACCGTGCACTGCGTCCCGCTGCTAGACGACTGCATGTGTTCGGCAGCGCATCTGGCTGCAAAGTTGTCCGCAGCGCTGGGCAACCTGGCCATGCGCCGTCGCATGGTGGTGTCCGCGTGGCCGCCGTCTCGGGTGTATGTGGGGTGCATGTTTGGCGTGGGGCGGTCAGCCGCGGTGGGCGCCCTGCTGGCCGCGGTGCTGCACCCGGAGACGTACGCCACCGTGGACGCGGCGTTGGCGGCGCTAAAGACCGTGCGGCCGCAGGTGGGCCCCACCACGCTGCAAATGCGCGTGGTCCGCGAAACTCTACATTTGCTGCGGGCGCAGTAGGGTTGTCCGCCCGCTGCCTTTTCAAACAGAAAACAATGCACAGAAAGCCATGAATGTTGCACATGCCGTGAGTTCAAAACTCACTGGGGGTATTATTGTTTTTTAGAATTCGCAGCAGAACGGCACACGGCCCAATCTTTCTTGCTCGCAGTCACCGCCCCGCTACGGCTGCAACCCACGCTGCCCTCAAGATGCTCCACCGTTTATGCTCCAAACATTTTCGGCAACAAAGCATGATTGCGTCGCGATACTCAGGCGGCAAGTCGAGCAAGTCGATTATGAGCCTAAATTCCTGGCATGGTAGCCTACTGACAGGCCAACTGGCTGTCGGTCGCGGACCCAACGGACAAAGTTCGCCTGTGCAGCGACAGCACCCGCACAAAGCCATTGAAGCCGAGGCTCTTTGTACCCTTGCCACTGAATTTTGTGCCCATGGCCAAACGTGTGGAACTTGCATGCCAACCGCGTTTTAAGCCACTGAATGTCGCAAACACTTGAAACTTAGGGTGGGCACATAAATCAGTGGACACGGTATTTGTGCTGTTGTCAGCTGACGCGCAAAATGGTCACGCTGAAGGGTAGTACGTGTACCCTTTGCCCGCGACCTTTGCCTTTCGGTGTAGACCGTGAAAATGGATGGCATTTCGGACCAAAATTGCCGTCACCGCCACGCTACGGCTGCAACCCACGCTGTACGAAGGGGACTCCATCGTGTATGCTCTAAACAAGCTTCGCAACAACTTTTGGTTTTAACGTTGTACCCTGACGGTTCGTCCAAACGCAGCATGTCTCCTTCTCGCATCCTGCTAAAGTTCCAACTCCCACATGGTTGCGGGCCCAATGGACACAGTTTGTCCATGCATGTGCAACAGCCACACAAGCCGCACAACGCCATGTGACGTTCCTATCACTTGTGCAGCATCTGGACCGCCACTGCGCCAACCCATGCTGCTCTTAGCAGAGACCACCGTTCATCTTCTTCAAGGCCTTTAAGATTTAGTTTGAGCCGCACAATTTCCAATTGTGAGCCGTTGCATTTGCCATTTGGTTGCGGGTAATCCCGGAAACCACGGCTAACCATGTCACTCAAGGCTGCATAGTGGCCTGCCCACCACTCGGGCATGTCAAGCATGTCGTCCATGTCCATGGCGAAAAAAGAAAGAATAGAGTGTGACAAAGTCCATCGGTGGGCCCACGCGTTTTTTTTGAGGGGGACCGTAACAATAACACGCTGGAAACACACATGTACGGCCACCCCTTAATTACGCAGCCCATTCTTGGGCCCGGCGGCATTCAGCCCATGCAGCAGCTGCCGTGGGTGCGGTACGCAGCCGCACGGGAGCAGTGTGACTTTGGGGCGCCGTTTCAGTGCTCCGCCAACCAGTGGGCGTACGTGAACAGCCTGGACCCCATTCGGTCCAACAGTGGCGGCAGCGGCGTGGGGCCCTTTCCCGCAATGCCCGTGATGCCCGTGGGGCCCGTGATGCCCGTGGGGCCCGTGATGCCTGTAGGCCCGTGGATCCCGGCGCCCAACCCCATGCCGGGCCCGTACCGTCCCGTGTTTTAAGCAATGGGTTGCCCAGTGGGCTGCCCGGCGGCCCGCCTTTTTTCGTGGGCTCGTTATACGTTGGACCATGCCCAACTTTGTGCAGACCAAATAATGCAAGACCTTTTTTGAGCGTCCAATGTGGCAGTTGTACCTTGCAGCCCGGGAGCAGTGTGAATTTGGCGCGCCGTTTCAGTGCTCCGCCAACCAGTGGGCGTACGTAAACAGCCTGGACCCCATTCACGGACGCGGCAGCGGGTCCTTCAACCCGCCCGCACCCAACCCAACCCCGTTCCCGCGGCCGGCGCCCAACCCGACACCCGGGCCGTACAACCCTGCGCCCAACCCGACCCCGTTCCCGCGGCCGGCGCCCAACCCAATGCCAGGCCCCTTTTCCGGCCACAGCGTCGGCCCGCACATTGTGCCCGGCCCGCACATCAAGCCCGGGCCGCACATGATGCCGGGACCCTTTTCGGGACACAGCGTCGGCCCGCACATGAAGCCCGGCCCCCACGTGGTGCCCGGCCCACACGTGGTGCCCGCCCACCACTTGCTGGGCACCATGCATGGGGGCATGATTGGTGGTCCCGCCTGCTGCGGCAGTGGCAATTTTTGCGAGACAATTACGGGTCCTGCAAATGGTGTCCCATGCAGTGATGCGAGCGCGTTTTGGGCGCGAGTTAAAAACGACGGCACGGTACCGGCAGCAAAGAAGGCAGCTTTGCAAGCTTCGATTAAAGCCTGCTGTTAAAACCACTGTTGTCGTCTTGAAAAAATCAGTGGTTTATGAAAGAAATGAGCCACACGACATTGCATGACTAACTCAACCCCGCTGTGGTTGAGTGTTCCCTTTGGGATTGGCTTTGGGGTAGGGGTGGCGATTGGCTGGGTCACCATGACCATTGCGTACGAGGTGTACTTGCACTGGCGCGGCCGTTCTTAACAAATGCATCAATTTCCATTTTCAACGCAAACACACACGCAAACATACACCCAAAACTCGCAACACTTTCACAGGTCGTCCAAGTCTTCCCCGACTTCATCCACCAGCAAGCAGTGGGCCCTGGCCATGCAAGGCACGTAGGTGCGGTACTCGGACGCCGCGTCCACCAACTGCGCCACGTCCGTCAGAATGATTCGCTGGCCGGACGCGGGCAGCCCCAGCAAGTACAAGTCCGAGTACTGCTTGGTCCACACGGCGTCCAACGCACGCAGCAAGTACCGACCCATGCTGGCGCTGCGCAACACGCCGGAAGTCACCAACTGACTCGTGGCCCAAAACAAGCCGTCGCTGGCCATTTCCTGATCCGGCCCGTCTGCCGGCTTGTCCGCCGGTCCGCCCACCGCCCCGCCCGCCAGTGCAACCATCACACTGCCGCACACGCTGCCCATGCAGTACGTTAGGAACTTAAAGCCCCGGTCGTCGGCAATTGTCTTTTCGTCTTCCTCGTCGTCGCCGTCCACGCAAACCTCGCCCTCGCCGTCGTCAACCTCGGGGTTGTACATGGGCGTGCCCTTGCGGTCGTTGCATTTTCGCATAACCCCGGACGACGCGCGCACCGGGGTGCACATCTGCACCACGTACACAATTTGGCGGGCCACGGTGGTGGCAAACCCCGCAAGCACCAGCACATTCACGCGCTTGTGCAGCGTGTTGGCCCGCGCGCTGCGCCAAAACACCTCGGTGAACAAATCCGATGGGTCGGCCACGCCGGACATGGTAGATGCCCTGCCCGCGGATGGAGCTTCACAGGCCGCCGCTGCGCCAATCGCCACGCCGTGCAACAGCGCCGCAAACCCAAAGTAGGCAACACCCCTGGCAAAATATGCCGAACCGGACATGAGGCCATACAACACAGCCAGGTCTGACGTGTTGACCACGCGCACAAACTTGCACATGGCCACCTGAGTCGCTTTGCGCAGCAGCAGCACCGGGGCTGCACGGTCGGCAAAACAAGGCGAGCCGTCAAACGGCCCGCCAACCGGCACGCCACACGTCCCGCCCGGCGACCCACCCGCCGGCGGCGCAGCCAACATAAGCTTGACCTCCTGCAAACACCGTACAACCTTGGCTGCCAGCGGCTTCAGCACTCTGACTACACACTCAAGACACGCCACCCAGTCGTCCAGGAACTTGGCCGCCACCAGCCGCTGTTGGGCCTCGTCCACGGGGTGCCGCAGGTGACTGTCCGCCAGCACTTTCGGCACACCCGCGCCTTCTGCTGCCAGCGCGGTCTGAAACGCATCCATTGTGCGCAAAAACTGCTTGAACGTCTTCCGGTCCAGCGTCGTCATGGGTTGGATGAACGCGCAAGATTGTGTGGGGCACGCCGCGGTCAAATCGGAATGAAACGTGTTTGAGTTTTTGGCGGGAAACGCGGTAAATGCATACTAGAGGTGCCGTTGTTATATTCCTTTATTTTTGCGCGGACCAAGCAAAACCGCACCCACAACCCCGTCTGCCGCCAAAATATGCTGTCTGCCGTCACGGAGAGGCTGTCTGTGCGTCCGCCGTCCGTCGCCACGTCCACCTTTGACGACGACGTTCTCAAGAGCGCGCGTGTGGACGGCAGCTTGCTGGCGACGCTGCGCTTGCTGATGGAGTGGGACTCGAGCACCACGGCGCCACCGGTGCTGCCCGCCCCCCACGTCGTGCCCACCACCGCAGCCCTGTGGGCGCACTACTTGCGCGAGGCCGCCGACGCGCTGTGTTGGCTGCAGTCTGCCATTGGGCGCGAGGGAGAACGGGAGTTGCGGGAGTCCCGCGAGTCGCGCGAGGACCGCTTGGCGGTCTTGCTGGGGCACGCCGCCACCGCGGCGCAGTTTGTGCGGCGGCTGGTGTGGGAAGAGATGGTGCCGCTGCGGGACGTCATTGTGCTGGGCACAGTGGACAACGTGTTGCGGGTGGTGGAGGATGTGGTGCTGGTGCTGCCGCGTGGGCGGCCCGAGGCGGGGCGTTTTTTGCGGGAGGCGCTGGACATGGCTCGCATGGTGTGCTGCACCGCGCGCAAGGTGCAGCGGAAGCAGTTTGCTTTGCCCGCGGACGAGGTGCTGCTGGCGGATTTGGAGCGCATCCTTGGGAAGTACGGGGCGTTGATCAGCCACCACAGTTTACATTTCGTGGCCTTCACGAACCGGGCGCCGGAGCTGCAGACGGTGCTGGCCAAGAGCGTGGGTGCCTTTCTGGGGGTGGTGGCCAACCTGCCCGTGGTGGGCGCGGTGCGCTTGTGCCGCGACAGCGCGTTTGTGTGGAGGCACCTGCCGGAACCGAGCCCCGTGTTCCTGCTCCCGGTGCTGAAGGACGTCATGGCCACCTTGCGACACCAACGGCAGCCGTGCCCGTCCCAGATATTTGCGCTGACGGCGCTGCTGGCGGGCCTGCAGCCGGCGCTAAAGTCCGCAGCGGTGCTGACCGAGGTGTGCGTTGCAGCGGCCGACGCCTACGGCCACGACGTGTTTGGGTCCGAGACGGCCGCGGTGTTGCTGGTGGTAGAGTACGTGACGTGGTACTTGGCTGTGGTGCTGGCAGAGGCGTCCCGGCAAAAGTTTGACAGGTTTAACGACGGGGCCGGCGCCGGGGCTGATGCCGGGGCCGCCGACAGGACCTTGCCCCAGAACTTGGCCGTAGTGTCCATTGGCATGGCGGAGTTGGCGTGCTCCGTGGCCAAGCACGTGGGTTCAGAGGCCGTCATTAAGGACGTGCGGTTTGCGGACCTGGAGAAGCTGGTGGTGGAGGTGCGAAACACGCGGTTCAAGCCCATGATGCCCAGCGTCAAGCAGCTGCTGGACGTGCTAAATGCGTGGCCGGTGCGCACGCCAAGGCCCGTGACACACCGCTAGGCGTGTTCTGCGTCAATTAACAAATCAATTGCTTCCCCAACAAGCACCATCTCATGCATGTCGATGCGAGGGTTGTATTGGTAGTCCACCAGCGCGTTGCGCAGCGTTTGTTTGGCGTCGTGTGACAAGCCACACAGCGCCGCCGGTGCCTCTTCGCACGACACCGTTTGGTCCACACACAGCTGCTGAAATAACACGGCCGAAACGCTGCTAGTTTTGCCCTGCATCTCCTTCAGCACGGTGTCTGCCAGCGCAGACGCAATCACCAGCCACAGTTGGGTGTTGCGGGCAGCGTCGTCCGTGCCGTCATACACACAGTCCCGTATGGCGTCCAACGTAGCTAAAACTTGCGCCTCGTTCATAATGGTGCCGGCTTTCTAATTGTGGATTTGTTTTTGCAAAACTTCATTATTTTACTGGTTTGCCGCAACACACGGGTGTTCCGCACTGCCGGGCGGGTTGTTGTCACAACTCACACGCCGCACACATGCAGGGAAGTCTGTGCAAACCGCTGCAGCTGCTGTCTCTGGTGACCACCGGTGCGCCCGACGCCGCGAACAACTGGCCGGGGTCGTCGTGGCTGGCCGCGCTGGGTCGGCCGCTGGTCACTACGGACGGCAAGGCGGTAAAACGCAGCAGGCCCGGCCGCCAAACCATTTCCGACAAAAAATGGGAGGGCCACGCGTGGATTACCCCGCACCAGCTTGCCAAAGCCGTGGACAAGCGGTCGCGATGGTCCGCAGAAGGGCGGTCCGGCGAAATACGGTCCGGCGACGGCCGGGCTGGCAGCTCTGACGGCAGCTCTGACGGCAGCTCTGACGGCAGCTCTGACGGCCCGGCGGCCCCGGCGCTGGATGCAAACCCGGCTCCAGCGGCACCGTCCTGCGTGCCGCCGCCCGGCGCGCCGCCACGGCCAGCCGATCCCGTTGTGGAGGAGCGCCGCCGGGACAAGGACCGCATCCCGTCGCGGGACACGTGGGTATGGGAAGAAGGAGCTGCGGCCGAGGGCGGTGGGGCAGAGCCAAGTAACCCGCCCGGTGAGGCCGCCGTTACTGCCGCCGCTGGCGCGTGGGTGCTGCGGCCCCGCCCTCGCGTGCTGCAGGTGGGGCCCTTTTACAGCTACAACCCCATTCCGGACAAGCAGCTGTGTTTGCTGCACTGGCTGGTGGACGCCAAACGGGCCGACGACGGCATGCCGGTGCTGAACTTGGAGTTCCTGGTGAAAACGCTGGTGCCGCGCCTGGAGCGCGTGGCCGGCGTGTCCCTGCGCCTCATTGACTGGCTGGTGGTGGACTACGCCCGCGAGCACAACATTGCCTACAAGCGGTACTTTCCGTCGGAGAAGGCCACGCGGGTGGTGGTGGTGTACCGCCAGTACACGCAGTGGCTCATGTGGTGGCGCCGGCGGCATTACGACGTGTTCCGCCGCCGGCACCGCATTTACTTTGACGGCCCCAGCCGCACGTACTCCACCACGGTGGCCCAGCTGCACTTTTTCTACATGGCGGACCAGTACGGGTTTCTGGAGTACGCGGAGCTGCACCGCGAGGCCATCCAGGCCCACATGCAGGCCACGCTGTCCAGCAGCACCGCGGCCAAGGCGCGGGCCAAGGCCGCGGGCCGCAAGTTTTCGCGGGCGCCTCTGGTGGGCAAGAGCACGTCCTCGGCGTACGCCATGCACGCGCCCACCACCATTTTCTTTGGGTGCGCCGCCGACGAGGCCGACGAGGCCGACGAGGCCGACGAGGAAAATGAGAACAGCGAGGCCGGCGAGTCCGGCAAATCCGCCGAGGCCGACGACAACGAGGCCGCCGAGGCCGAAGACACAGCGAACGAGGACAGTGACTCTGACGTGGAAATGCGCTCAATGTAAGGAGCACCCGATTTTGGGAAAGTAGTAGCATGTTTGCATGGCACACACACACGAGTTCTTACGTTATGGGGGAGCCTGCGAAGGACTGGTCGGCGTTTGTGTACCCGGAAGAACTGGACAGCGGCGGTTCGGATCAGGAGTTGGGACTAGACACGTTGTTTAGCGCGCTGCAAAGGTTCGGCAACCCCTCTGTAGCCAATGTAATTGCGCAGGGCAAACTGTGGGCGCTGGCAGCTGCAGAAGCACTGGACTTTTGTTTTACGGCCACAAAGGTACCGTGTCCACTGATTTATGTGCCCACAGCAGAACGTTTGCAAATTGCGTGATAACCGCGTTTCAAGGCGTTACATTATGCAAACACACGGTATTGAACACTTCAGTCTCGCCTTTTTGTGCTCCGCCTTCTTGGCGGGTGGGGGCTGGAAATTTTTCTTTTTGTGGAACCGTGCCTTTTTTTGGTTGTGCTTCTTTTCCTTGGTGGGGGGCTGCCTTTTCTGGACGGTTTCGTGATTTGCCTTTTTAGTGCAGCAATGATTCCTCCTTTGCTTTGGGTGCGCAATGCATGCAGGTGGGACTGCAAAATGCTTAATTCTTTCCGGTGAGCCTCTTCCCGAGCACGGGCCTCGGCCTGTAGTTGCTGCATGCTTTGACTCATTTGCTGCATCAAATCCATAAAGTTTGTCGCTGGATCGGGCGCAGAAAGGCCACAGATTTGCGTTCCAAACTCCATGGCGCGCTTTGCGGAATCCTCGGTGGAGTCTTCTGCCGGGTCCTCTGCAAAATCTTCTGCCGGATCCTCTGCCGGGTCCTCTTCTGGCAGGTCCTCTGCCGGACCCTCCACCTTTACGTCGTCCAAGTCCACACTTGCAGTCATCGGCTGCGGTCCAAACCTCGCCCACACAGACGCGGCTGCGTAATCCAACAGGGTCGGCGCAGTTGGAGCATATGCGTCCAAAGAGTGTAGAGAGGAAACCGGAGGAGCGGTTGGGGCATGCATCCCTGGCGTGTCCATGACCGTGACGAGGTTGTTAACGCAGTTGTAGAAAGGGTCAGGCCCCGCATGTGAACAAATACCCTGCAGAGAGCGACTCACTTTTTTTCCAGTCCGCAATGAAGCGGCGGCACGACGCGCAGTGGGCCAAGGGCCGTGACGGGTTAGAAGACGACGTCATTGACGTGGTGGGACTGACGGAAGAGGGCACGTTGACACTTGCCACGACACTTGCCACGACACCAACCGCGCCACCTGCTGCGACGGCAACGTGGACGGGGCCGGTGTTGGGTATCAAGACGCAGCTGCCCAGGAAGTACGTGTGCGACCAGTGTGGCAGCGCGTACGGCCGGCGGTGCCATTTGTGGACCCACAAGCTGATACACAGCGGCGTGAGGCGTTTTGGCTGCGGGCTGTGCAGCAAAACGTTTGTGCAGGCCACCAACGCGGAGGCTCACCAGCGGACCCACACGGGCGAGAAGCCGTACACATGCGGGGTGTGTGGCACAAGGTTTTCCCAAATCGGGACCTTGAACCGCCACGTGTACACCCACGCGGACCGGAAGCCGTACGGGTGCGGGTCGTGCGCTCTAAGGTTCACGCAAAGCAGCAGCGCCAAACGGCACGCACAAAAGTGTACCGCGTCAATACTGTTTGTGGGTGGCGCTACAATGTAGGTTTTGAAAGCACAAGTGCCGTCTGAAACCAAGGACGTGGCCGGGCTCGGTATGGTAGCGACCTTCCGCTGGCTTTTTGTAAAGTAATACACAAGTAATTGCGCGGTGCAGTAGACCATTTTTGGTTTTTGGGCCATGACTCGTACCATTAGGGAACTCGAGGGCATCATTGCGGGTTTAAAGGCCCGCTTGAGCGCTGTGCGCGAGCGTGTGGCGCGCGGGGAGCATGACAATGGCCAAATTAGGGCCATTATGGGCGACCTGAATGCGGCAACCACCGAGCTGAAGCACGCGCAGCCGGCGCCAAACTCTGCGGCGGCAGCTCCCATACTGTCTTCGGAAACGTCTACTTTGGCATCAGAAGGTGCTTTTGTGGCCGAACCCGCGCCACAACCCGCGCCAGAGACGTTCGCTCCAGCAAAAGTCCCAGCAGAGACCCCGGCGGAGACTTTAGCGGAAACCCCAGCGGAGACCGCCCCGAAGCCCGTGTACGAGGCGGCCGAGCCTGCTGAAGCACTGAAGGCGCCCAAGGTCAAGAAAAAAGAGCGCGAGCCTGAACTGTCGTTGGATGAGAAGCTGCAGGCATTGTCAGACCGCCTTAGGAAGCACCGCATGATGTATGGCAGTGGCGCG